TTTAGATATAGATTTAGATATAGATTTAGATATAGATTTAGATATAGATTTAGATATAGATTTAGATTAAGAAAAAGAGAAAGAATTATATTTTGAATAATATCTAACGATATTATTATGTCAGATAAATCTGACGCAGAATGAGAAAAGGGAGGATTAAAACCATGAAAAGAATCAAAACACTACTGGCGATAATTACCTGTATTTGCATTATCACATGGCTAACAGGCTGTGCAGCGAATGACGATTACATGAATGACGTGAAAGGAAATCTTTCTGGAAACAGCTACACAATCTATACCTACGATAACTACGGGCAAAAGGTTATGACCACCACGGGGGACAAGATTAATATTTCCGGGAATAAAACCAAATCTAAGGGCTACGATAGCGAGGGTAATGAAACAACCAGTTATGATGTATCTTCCGTTATTACAATTCTGATTGACGGTAAAGAAATTGAAAGCTGTGGTGATACTTGTATTTTTGAGCAAAAAGGATTGAAGCCAGAGGTTGATTTTACACAGGAGAATATAATTAGCCATTCAACCGGGAAGATTTCAGAGAACACATACATAGCCGGGATTGTGAATTATTATAAAAATTATTTCGGGAAATCCAGGGTTGTAGTAATCAAATCCCAACTTGGACAGCCAATAGCCGCATATTCTGGTGACGAGGTGTTCTGGAAAATACCGGATGATCTACCTAAAATGACAAAGTTAATGATTGACGGAAAAGCTCTTTATATCCACAGGGCGAATTTCCAGATTATTGACAAAGAATTACTGCGATAAAATAACCAAATCCGTTTCAAAACCTCTCACCCGATAAAATATAGGAACAAGCCAAGAAAATTGAATTTTGATAAAAGAAATTAATTAATTGTGGAGAATTAAAACATATGAGCCAAATAGGAACAGAACTTCCAACAGAATATTCAGACCGTTTCGATAAATTACGACAGAATAGGGTTGAGGTAAGCTTTTACAAATATGGCACGGCAAAGGATAATTTCGGTGAGAAGTTGGTAAACGCCTTGGAATCCCACGATATGTGCATCAAAAAGTATCGTGAGACTGGGAACACAGAATATCTTTGCGATGCAGCAAATTATCTCATGTTTGAATTTATGTACCCTCAGATTACAGGTGCATACTTTAAGGCAACAGACAGCGGAGAAAGTGCCGGAGTTGCCGGAACACCGATTAATCAGCTAAAGGAGAAGTGGTATTGATGGATTTTAAACAGACTTACTTTTCCATCTGGCAAGAAATATGGAATCTCCACAAGAAGTATGCCTTTATCTCAAAGGACGATATTCCACAGTGGGAAAATCTCACCATGGAAGCAAGCCAGATTCACGATAAATACGCTGATTCGGTCGGTTCGAAATTTACCGAAGCTCTTTTGTTTGCCGTAACTGCGGAAATTGATAGAAAAGCGAAATAAGGCTTTCAGAATGCGTCCCAAAGTGGTACAATATGGGTATCATACTAAGGAGGGGGATATTTATGGCACTGATTAAATGTCCAGAATGCGGAAAGGAAATAAGTGATAAAGCGGCAAGTTGCCCGAACTGTGGATTCCCTATAACACAGGGAAATGTAACACAGGAACCGCCACAGAAGCAAAAGGAATACGACATTGAGATGTTGGATTCTATGAGAATCAAGGCTTCAAAAGCGAATATTGAGGTTTACTACAAAGGAAATTTGTTACTTGAAGCAAATCCTATGGATTTTGTATTGAATTATGACAAGGAAGAACCAGACGATTTAGGGAGAGTACAGTTGAAAGTTGCTTTTTCAATTCCGAAATACGCAAAGCCTTTCAAAATTTGCTTATCAACAGGCTCTTCCGCATATGAACAGGCAAAAGAATTTACAACAGAGATTGCGGAGCGGTACTTCAAAAAACAATATGTTGTTGAATGGTATATGCTAGACAAGAGTGTAATGGATAATTGCGACAGGGGCGAAGCAAACAAGGTCAGAACAACTATTGAGAATATCGAAAAACCTAAAACATATTCTGCACCAAAACCACAGTACACAACACAGCCGACAGCTACCAAGAAAAAGAAAAAAGGGGGATGCGCAAACTATTTTGGTTTTATCTGCCTTGTGTTTATTCTAATTGGCTGGTATTCATCTAAAACAGAGAAAACAGCAGATACATCCAAAACACAGACGGAAAAATCCAGTAGTTACGAAAGAAAAGCAACTCCTACAGTAGAAGAGAAAAAACAGAATGTGGCTCCAATTACTTTTGATGATGAATTACAAACATTTAATTCTGGTGAATATTCTTATATCACTGACAGCGATTTATATAAATATGCAGTCAATATGAGCGGAGCTAAAATTTATACTGTAGCAACAATAAATGAGATTAAAGACAATAAGGTGCAAGTTACTATTGGCGATAAATACATGATGAGTAATTTTAATGTATCTGATAGTAAATTGTATGCAAAATATGAAAGCGGTCTTAAAGATGATGATGTGGTTGCTATTCTTGGAACAGTATCAAATGTAGATTCATGGGGATTTATGGGAGATTCCATAAATTTAGAGAATTGTATGGTATTTGCAAAAGGTGATGAAGCTAAAAGCTATAAAAAGGATGCTTCAGATGATAGTTTATCACAGTATTTTGTAGTGACAGAAGAAGTTGCTAATTCAAAAGAAGTTTCAGAGGACGAATACAAGGCACTTTGCCAAACATTGGACTATAATGATATATTGAGAAATCCTGACAGTTACGATAAAAAACATTGTATTGTCTCTGGAACAATAGATCAGTCATTAGAAGGAATATTCGGTGGATATACGTTGTATATTGTTGACGGAAACGGTAATAAATGGGATTGTTCATATAGCTATGAGGATGGCGAAACACATTACCTAGAAGGAGATTGGGTAACCGTATACGGAACTTGTAGCGGAACATCAAATTCTACAACACTTCTTGGGAAACAAGTTACATTGCCAAGTATAGATGTTGAATACATTAACTGATAAGATTAGGGCTAGGGAGAAATCCCTAGCCTTTTTGCTGTTATAAAAATAGAGCCAAGACTTCTTGGCTATACGGCAATCATGCGATTTCTACTCTATATGCAATCATCATTTCTTTAATCACACCAATGTAAATTTCTTTCAGTCGCTTATCTTGCATAATTACGGACAGTTTACTAATCTGATTAATCAGCTCTTTTGTGCAACCTCTTTCCTCAGCTCTGGAAATCGCATTTCTAAGTTTCTGATCCAATCGGCAACCAGCTCTGTCCGATAATCTACGGTAGCTTTCGTTTCTTGCGGCGGCATATTTATTTCCGAATGAATAAGTGAAATCGTCACTCTCGGCAATCTTTGAAATACATCGGTTCACCCACTTTTCTGTGCCAACATCAGAATCCGTTCCTTTAAAGGTATCAATGATGGTTTTCATGTTCTTCTCTTGTTGGTCTGCACGTTCCGCAAGTTTCTTCTGTTCCAGTTCAGTCTTGGCTACTTGTTGAAAAATCTGATTAAACATTTGCAGTTCCGGGGACAATTTAGAATAATCAATTACTTGTTGTTTTACCTTTTCTTCAAGTCTAGTAAAATATTCTCTAGCTTCTTCTGCTTTTTCGCTATTACCTTTTACCGATAACTTCTTTGCAAAATGAGCAGTAAGTTTGTAGTCCTTAGTAGCCTGCCCTCCCCATTCGTCATTAATGACGAATGCCCAATAATCAACGTTTTCCTCTGCAAATTCATTTCCTGTAATGTTGCTCTTGCACCATCTTGAATAATTGCTAGAATCCAATTCTAAAAAGGCATATAACTTTCTTGCAGTAGTCATTCCCTCTTCATCAATGCCAAGTGCGATTTCGATAGGTGTCTGGCTTGCTGTGTTAATTGTGATTTCGTTCATATATAAAAATCCTCCTGTGAAATTTTAATTTTTTATTTGCAAACAGGAGGTATACAGTGTTATAATTTGTATAGCCTCCTATTTGGTGGCAGAAGCATTTAAGAGATTCTTAACTTTGGTCGGTACGGAATCTCTTATTTTTATTTGTTTCTTACTTTTACATAATCTCTATAATCCGTTCTATCTTTCAAATACTGTACAGTATCTTCTGCCTTTACATCTATATACATACTTAAAGACATAAGATAATTTTCAAGTTCATTACCGTTGCATTCATCTATTCTCTTTGTATACTTATCCAGTTCTTTTTCTCCGTCCCTAACAATGCTTGTAATTTCAATTTCACTTGTTCCGTCAACAGGGGCAAACTGAACTTCTAGTCCTCCCAATATAAAAGGTGCTATTTCATCCGCATTTTCAACTTCACTTTCATAATGCTCCAATATTGCAATATTTAGAAAATGAATACTGTTATCTTGCAGCAGTTCTTCAAGCGCAACATTCGCCAATTCATTTTGGCTTCTTCCTGTGATCTGTGACAGTAGCCCTAAATCTCTTTCAACATCTTCGTCAATTCTAAAAGATTTTTGCACTTGTTTTTTATTTCTTACTAGCATAATTTCTCTCCTTTCATAATGCTATTGTTTTTGATTGCATTATTATATTATAGAATTTTTAGTGAAATGTCAATAAATTTCTGCTATTATTTTTAATAGCAAAGATTTTAAAAAAACAGAAAATGATATTGACTTCTAAATGACTTCATGGTATATTATAAGTAAGAAGTCAATATGACTTCAAGAAAGGAGAAATGCTACTAATGAGTATTAAAACATTTACGTTAAGACTGACAGAAGAACAGCTTGATTTTGTCGGTGAGAAAGCAAAAGAAATGGGGGTGAGTAAAAACGATTATATTCGCAGATTAATTGATGGAGATATTCGTGCAGACAAAGAGGATAAAATCTTACAGGAAATTATCGAAATCAAGAATATGTTAAAAGCAAACAAATAAAAAAGGATTCCCGCACCCTGGAAAAGTCGGAACCCTTTAAGCACTCAACACACCGAAGTGGTTGATATTGTTATTATATCTCCCTTCGGTGTAATTGTAAACACCGAAAGGAGATTTTTTATATGAATGAGTTACAGATTTTTAATAATCCAGAATTTGGAAATATCAGAACAACTATGATTGACGGAGAACCTTGGTTTGTTGGAAAAGATGTGGCTTTATCTTTGGGGTACGCAAAACCATTAGGTGCTATTGCAAGTCACGTTGAAGAAGATGATTCCCTAAAACAGGGACTCACCGATTCTCTCGGAAGAATACAGGAAACCATCTTTATTAACGAGTCTGGTCTTTACGCCCTTATTTTCGGAAGCAAGCTAGAATCTGCAAAGAAATTTAAGTCATGGGTTACAAAAGAAGTATTGCCATCTATCAGAAAGACAGGAACCTATGATTATCCAACTCTTTCTGGAATCTCCAAAGAATTACAGGCAGTTATCGTAGTAGACAAGCGAGTAACCCAGGTAGAGAAAAAAGTTGATACAGTGAAACAAGAATTGGAAGATTTTAAACAGGATTTACCGCTTCTTGGAGTAGAAATGGATAAGGTAACAAATGCCGTGAAATCAAAAGGAACAAAAGTCTTGGGTGGAAAGTCTAGCAACGCCTATAAGAATGGTTCCTTGAGAGCAAAGCTGTATAGAGATATTCATAATGAGGTGCGCAGACAGTTTGGCGTGACTACATATAAGGCAATCAAGCGGAAACAGTGCGAGAAAGCGGTAAAATTGGTTGAAGATTATAAGCCACCGATTTATCTGGCAGAACTGATTGACAACGAAAACGCACAGCAGAGATTCTTTTAATTAGATTTTTACAGGAATACACAGGAGGAAAATAAAATGGAAGAAAATATGGATAGAGAAAACACAATGTTCGAAGTAGAGGACACTATTGATAAAATCAAGTTTCTTGTGGATGATTTCATAGAACAGTATGGATTTAACAGCACAGAAGAGATGGACAAAGAGAAAAGCCTTTCCTTTGCATATAACAAGCAATTTATGACAATGAAACTGTTGATTTTGAGCGATTATGCCTGGAAAGCAAAAAAGGCCTTTAAGGCTCTTAAATCTATGGAGCAGAAAGCGTGATCGTATGGCAAACAGAATCCAGTTCAATGACTTTCAGAAGAAGAGCGTGTACGCCAAGTGCAACGGAAAATGTGCGATATGCGGTAAGCCCGTCAAATTCAAGAAAATGACAATCGACCACATTACCCCGTTGTCTCGTGGCGGCACCAATGATATTAAGAATCTGCAACTGGCGTGTAAGCGTTGCAACAGCATGAAGAGCAACATGACAATGGATGATATGATGGGGCAGATTTCCGAGATTTTGAAGTATAACCGCAAACAGAAGTTGATTAGAGCGTTAGGAGGAATTGTGGAATGACACGTAAGGAAGAGATTTTAGAACTGATTGAAAAAATCACAAAAGAGAAAAATATCAATATGCTTTACGGCGTGGTTAAGACAATGGTTGAATATGAAGACCATGAATGATACCAAAATATACTGAATGATACCAACCACCTATGTTATAATATAAAATCATAATAAGCAAATTTTAAAGCGTTTACCTTTCGGGGTAGGCGCTTTTTTGTTGCCAAAAAATAAATCATAAAGGAGATATGAATTTATGCTGGTAGAAATCGTTGGAAAAAGATACGAAGAGAAACTTATTACAACAAGTCTGAAAGTTGCAGAGGTTTTTGAGAAAGAACATAAGAATGTTCTACAATCAATTGAAAATCTCGTGGCTGATAATTCAGCCGCCAAATTTTTTCAACTCACAACATATAAGAATCGTGGAAAAGAATATCCAATGTACGAAATGGATAGAAACGGTTTTTCCTTGCTTGTAATGGGCTTTACTGGCGAAAAAGCCTTAAAATGGAAAATTAAGTATATTGAAGCCTTCAACCAGATGGAAAGCGAGTTAAAACGCTTATATACAGAACGCCAGCAATGGCAAATTGAACGTGACAAGGGTGTTGTTATTCGGCATATCCTAACAGATACAATTAAGATGAAAATAACGGAAAGTCCAAATAAAAGATTTGCTTATCCAAATTATACAAATCTGATTTATCGCAATTTATTCGGAAAGACAGCAAAAGAGCTTGAAAGTGATTATGGCGTAAAAGCAAAAGAGAATCTTAGAGATTTCTTCACAGGTGATGACTTGGCGAAAGTTCAGAGTATGGAAATGCTTGTAAGCAGTCTTATTAACTGTGGGTGGGGATATCAGCAAATCAAAGAATTTGTTCAAAGAGAAGCAACAAAAATGATTGCATGAGGGTTAGCATATGGCAGAAGCATTTTTAAAAGTGGATGGGGTAGCAATGCCCTGTCCTTCTTCTTTTACATGGGGATTACAGGATATATCGGCATCAGAATCCGGCAGAACAGACGATACGACCATGCACAAAAACAGAGTTGGACAGAAACGAAAGCTGTCTGTTGGCTGGAATGGCCCAGATTGGGACACTGCTTGCAAGATTATACAGGCGGTAAACCCAGAGTACATACAGGTCACATATCCAGACCTGTTATCCGCAAATAAGCACGAAACCAGAACATTTTATGTTGGGGACAGGGAATCACCCTTTAAGTGCTGGTGGATTGGAAATGAGCGCATGGAAGGACTTAGTTTTGACTTTATCGAGAGGTAAGATATGCGAAATTTATCAACGGAATTTAAAGAACAACAGAATAGTGGGAACCGTAACTATCTGAAATATGCAGATTTTACCTTTACGGACGGAAGCACATTATCCATTACCGACAAAGACTTATGGTCTAATGGCTTCAAATTTGAGGATGCAGTATCGCAAAGTGGTTCTTTTGATATCGGCGCAGCTATCGTAAATAAGCTGACATTGCAGATCAACAACTTTTCTGGCAAGTACACAGATTACATCTGGGACGGAGCAAGGGTTGTTTGCTATATCGGACTTGAATTATCTACTGGTATTGAAAAAATCCGTATCTGCACCATGAAAGTAACAGATGCGCCATATCAAAGCACTGCAATTATCAGCCTAACTTGCGAAGATTCAATGCGATTATTTGATCGTGATTATTCAGAAAGTAAACTAACTTATCCGGCAACAAGATTGCAAATTATTCAAGACGCTTGTAAAGTCTGCGGAGTAACACTGCAATCTACAAGATTTGATAACGATGATTTTGTAATCCAGAATCGACCAGATGATAGCAGTATTACTTTTCGACAGGTAATTGCATGGGTAGCACAGATGGGCTGCCAGTGGGCGAAAACAGATGCATACGGCAGATTATGCCTTGACTGGTATAAAAATGAAGTGCCGGACGATTTTTATAATGAGGAAGAAGTCCCATGGAAAGATATTGAAGGGAAAGATATCTTAGATACCACTGGCGCGCAGATTATTACGACTATGCAAACCGGAATTTCTGCGATTGATACAAATGGATTTACACCATGGCTGTACGATATTGAAATAACAGGTGTAAAAGTTACAGAATACGTTGAAAATTCTTCTCAAAATGAAGCGAAAACATATCAGTCGGGGAAATCTGGCTATGTTATCGAAATCAGTGATAATAAGTTGATTCAAGAAGGCTCTGGTGAGAAAATATGCCAGATTATCGCAGACAGGTGCGTGGGACTGAAATTCAGACCGTTTACCACAGGCGCATTGACTAATATAGCATGGGAAGCTGGTGACAGCATTGCAATTTCTGATAGAAATGGGAAACAGTATAAGAGCTTCCTAACTTCTGTTACTTTGAATCCAGGCGCATTTGAGCAACTTGAATGCAGTGCTAAGAGTGTATCTAGGAATAAGCAGAAACAGTATACACTTAACCAACAGATGCAAGCTGAAAACAAAAAGAACTTAAAAGATGAACGTACCGCCAGAGAAAAGGCACTGGAAGAATTATCACAACGCCTTGCGGAATCTTCTGGAACATACACGACAGTAGAAACACAGCCGGACGGAAGCAAAATCTATTATCTTCATAATAAGCCACAGTTGTCCGATTCTGATATTATATGGAAAATGACTGCGGAAGCATGGGCTGTTTCTACAGATGGTGGGCAACATTGGAATGGTGGCATGACAGTTGATGGTGATGTGATTGCCAGAATCCTTACGGCTACAGGTGTTAATGCAGATTGGATTAATACGGGAACCATTAAGGCTATTGATAAAGATGGAAACATAACTTTCCTGGTTGATGTAACAACAGGAAGGGTTGTTATTAATGCGGATTCCGTACAAGTCAAGGGAAAAGATGTTAATGCGATTGCAAAGGAAAAAGCAGAAACAGAAGTAAATAATTTTATAAGCAATACATACACAACTGATATCAATAATTTGCAGTCTCAAATCGACGGACAGATTGAGACTTTTTTTTATGACTATGAACCGACCTTGCAGAATATCCCGGCTTCCGAGTGGACTACCAACGAAGAACGAAAGAAACATGAGGGCGACCTATTTTACTGGAAATCCAGGGGATATGCGTACCGTTTTATGCAAGATGGGGCAACTTGGAAATGGCAATTGGTACAAGATACCGATATCACGTTAGCACTTGCCGCCGCAGAAAAAGCGCAAGATACGGCAGATCATAAGCGCAGAGTATTCGTAGTTCAGCCAGAGCCACCTTATGACATTGGAGACTTATGGACACAAGGCTCTAATGGTGATTTGATGAGATGTAAAGTTGCCAGAGCAAGCGGTTCTTATTCTGCTTCAGATTGGGAAAAGGCTTCAAAATACACAGATGATAGTTCTTTAGATTTATTTATCAATGGCGTTTTTAAAGATTCTCTTAATTCTTTAAAAACACAGATTGATGGAAAAATTGAAACTTGGTATCAGCCAAACGACCCTTCTCTTAAATGGACAAAAACAGAGGAACAACCATGGTGCGATATTGACGGAAACAAGATTCTGGATGAATCCGGGAATGAAATTATCTTGGTATGGGAATCAGAGAAAGCAGAGCATGAAGGTGACCTTTGGCACAATACTTCTGATAACACTCAATGGATTTACAAATCCGGTATTTGGCAACCACAATCAATACCAAATGAGCTGTTAGACAAGATAGATGGGAAGTCATCTGTCTATATGGTTCAGCCAAAACCGCCATATTACGAAGGTGACTTGTGGGTGACAACCAATAGTGAAGGAAAGGCTTCTCTCAAAACTTCTTTTGTAAATCGTATTAATGGTGACTTTACTGCATCCGATTGGATTGACTTCAAGTACGCAGACAAAGACGATATCAAAAATGCAATTGATAATTACGATACCAGTCTTGGACAGGATGAAGTGTTCAATAAACTCACAAAAGGCGGCACTGAACAGGGAATCTATATCAAAGATGGAAAAGTATACATTAATGCAAAATATATTCTGGCTGGACTGCTTGCTGGTGAGAGAATCAATGGTCGAGGACTGAAAGTTATTGATGACGACAATAATGTGACTTTAGAAATCGACAGCAACGGAAATGTTATTCTAGCTCCAAAGACTTTTTCGCTACAAGGAAAGACGGTCGATGAGATTGCTAATAGCTCAGCAAAATCAGCTGTCGATGGACAGACACAAGTCGATATTTTCAGCAAGCTTACCAATGGTGGCAAGGCACAGGGAATTTATTTAGACGAAAACGGAAACATTTATGTAAATGGACAATTTATTAAAGCGTTGAGCATAGCCGCTAATGCTCTAGCAGCTGGTTCTATTACCACAGAAAAATTAGATGCTAAGGCGGTCACGGCTGAAAAAATGTCCTTGAATGAGCTTGCGGCAATTGGAGCCACTATAGGCGGATTTACGATTCAAAACAACAGAATTTATAATAAAAAAAATGGAACCCTACAGATTTCCGTAGGAAATGAATATAACGCTCCATCAATGCTTGCTATGGATGCACAAGGACAATTTATTAAATACAGCGCAAGTGGTATTGCATCCTCTTACGCTAACTCATTAAATTTAACACCACATAATACAACAACAGAAAGTGGCTTTACAGACGGTTCAAAACATTATCTGGGAAGAACACAATTCAATTCAGATGTTAGTATTTTTGGCGATTTTAAGGTTTCTGGAACAAAATCCATAATAGCTGACACTGAAAACTATGGAGAACAGCTATTTTACTGCTACGAGACTCCAACTCCAACTCTGGGAGATTTTGGCGGTGGCGTAATCGGAGATGACGGAATCGCAATCATTATGATTGATGATATATTTCAGGAATCGACCGACACAGGAATCGAGTATTATGTGTTCTTACAGAATGAAGGAGAGGGACAAACATGGATAGCTGAAAAGACAAATACTTATTTCAAGGTAAAAGGAACACCAGGCTTGCATTTTGCGTGGGAGCTGAAAGCAAAGCAGAAAAATAAAGAATTTATACGCTTTAATGCCGGAAAAGAAGATAGGGAAGTTAATTTTAGATTGAACGACATTGAGAATGAAATGTTCTCGGAAAGAGAAAAACTAATTCAAGAAATGGAAGGAGAATTATTATGAGCGTGATTAAAAAGCTTACATCATTTATGAAACTGTCAACAGGAGAGGGCGATAGAATCGCCTTTACCTACTCAACGATTGATACCGAAAGTGGAAAGGTTTTGAGCCAGAACGAGAAAGGAAATTTTCTCATTTTTGACGATGGGCTTTCGGCAAACATTAAGGCAATTGAAGACTATATCAATAAAAATCAGTTGAATTAAAGGAGGACAGCAACATGCCGAAATGGACTGAATACACATCAAAAAATACGTTAGCGGATAATGACGAAGTAATGCTGTATGACGCAACTGCGAGAGCGAATAAGCGCGGATTAATGAGCAAGTTTTGGGATTATGTAGTTGATAAAATGGCAACGGCTGTTATCGGTAAATTGGAAACGGAAAACAAGACAGTTATCGGGGCACTTAACTATTTATATGGCAAGACAAATATCATTTCTTATCCTATACGATCTAAACTTGATTTCATAACGGTATCTGGTAATTTTTTGTGCATTGGAAATATTGTCATTTATCACTTTACAATTAAATCAACTAAAGATTGGAGTGGTCAATCGGTTCCTATATTCACAGATGTTCCTGTGCCTATTGTAAATGATACGTGTCTTTCAGGTATGGCATACACTGGCAATGGAGTTTATAAAACATCTTTCAGATTATACAGTGGTATACTTTATTTAAATGAAAGCCTTTCTGCCAATGTCCCATACATTGTTACTGGATCATATATAAAAAATAATTAAAATAATCCTATGAAAACAGGATTTTCATAAACATCACATTCGAAAAGAATTATTTTATTATCACTGTCTATTTTTACTGTAGCCGCGCTTATACCACTGCCTTTATATATTGTTGCTAAACCACAGTTATTAAAATATGCGTTATTGGTCTGTGATACGCTGACTAAATATAAAGCTCGTCTACATATACATAAAATTCCCTGATCTTTAAATGCAGGAGTAATTTTATAGATGTATCGAGTTCCAAAAGTTGATGTCACGGCTGGCTTTTTTAATGACTTGCCATATAAATAGTTAGCGAAAAACAAATAAAATCGTAAAAACTCTATTCGCAAAAGATAATACATGATATAATCAGTATATCACAACAACAAAAAGGGAGCTGAGTTCCCGACTACCAATCAAAAAAACTCAGCTCCAAGCACCACAAAGGGTACAAGGATATTATAGCATAGTACCTTCCCTTTGTGGCAACAACAGCCATGATTCCGTGAAATTTAATCATGGTAGGTATATTGTGTAAAAAGTTTATGCTAAAGAGCATCCCATTTGGGGTGCTTTTTATTATGCACTTTTTAACCTCAATAATGAAAGGAGAACATACATGAATATCAATACCTCATTAATCAGCAACAACAACAGCTACGCAGGACAAACACCTCGGTATATTGTCATTCACAATACAGATAATATCGCCAAGACAGCAGATGCCAAAGCACACGCCACTGCACAGCATAATGGCAATTTTCATGGCTATTCAGCCCATGTATTCGTGGACGATAAATCAGCATACCAAGCCTTGCCGTATAATCGTGGAGCATGGCATGTTGGGGTAAATTACGGTGGTAAGCTTTTTGGAACTGTGAACAATCACAACTCTATTGGAATTGAAATGTGCATGAATGCCGGATATAACTACGAAAAAGCATACCAGAATACCGTTGATGTATGCAAGCAATTGATGAAAAAGTACAATATCCCGGCATTCCGAGTAGTGCAGCATTACGATGTGTGCGCTAAGAATTGTCCATCCGTTATCCGTAAAAATGGTGACTGGGATAGATTCAAGAAGCTCATTTCTAGCGAAACCACAACAACATCAACCACAAAACCGACAGCAAAGGTTGACAAGTATTACCGTGTCCGCAAGACCTGGAAGGATTCCAAGAGCCAGATAGGGGCTTACAAGTCACTGGAAAATGCGAAAAAAGCTTGCAAGGCTGGATATACTGTGTTTGATTGGAACGGAAAAGTAGTGTATTCCATGACAGCAAAGAAAAGTGTAGCCCAAGTTGCAAAAGAGGTAATCAACGGCGAATGGGGGAACGGACAGGATAGACGAGACCGTCTGGAATCCGCTGGCTACAATTACGCAGAAGTACAGAAAAAAGTCAATGAATTACTGAAATAATAATACTCCCGGGGTTTTCCCGGGAGCTATTTAAATGTCGTATATTCCTCAAATTCGTTTCTTATTTTTGCATAATCTTTTCTTCTGATCGGCACTGTATTTCCAGAAAACATAAGGAACGAAGTGTTTATTTCTTTTACCTCATCCATGTTTATTATGTAGCTCTGGTGACACCTCAAAAATCTGGAATCCAGTAATTCTTCAATATCGGATAGTTTACATCGTTCCGTATAAACTATACCGCAAGTGCAGTGAATAATGATGTATTTGTTTCGACTCTCAATATATTCGATATTTTGAAATTCCACCCGATGAATAAAGTCTTTTCCTTTTATCATAAGAGTGCTTTTGCTGATATGTTCCAGAGCATGATTGAAAGCAGTATACATTCTGCCGTTTTCAGATCCTTTTATGATATAGTGAACCGGGAGTATATCAAGAGCTTCAAAAACATACTCTTTGTGGGCTGTCCAGAAAATAATATTTCCATCATAGCCATTTAATCTCAATTCCTTTGCAACTTCAATTCCATTTTCTTCTCTCAAAACGATATCCAAAACTACAATATCATACCATTCGCCATCTGCCACATCATCAATAAGCGGCTGCCCTTTATCATACGGAGTAATCAATGCTTTTATATCACCATTTCGTTTGAGAAAATTATTAATCCGATGCATAAATATATCAATCTGGATTTCGTTATCATCACATATTGCAATTCGCATTCAAATCATCCCTTTTCATGTAAAATTCGCCACCAGAGGTGCTAATTTCGCCATTTCCTGTGTAATTGTATATTTTTTGATACAATGTTATTGTAATACATTAAGATGATAGTGTAAAGGGGATGGATTCATGGAGAAACATAAAAAAATCATAATTGTGTTTATACTGATATTCGTGCATGTGCTCTTGATTCAATATGTTTACTTCTGCCCGGATCGTAGTATTATCTTTGGGAGGAATAAAACTATCGAAACTGCAAAAGCAGAGGTAAAACAGGTTGTCCATGAGCGCTATAAATCCCTCGCTGACAAGCATCCAGCCCCTTTATTTCTATCTATTACTATTACGATTTGGAAAAGCAAAAATCACAATATTTACACAAAAAGACTTATAATTCATAGAAAAATCAGGAGAAACCAGTTTGCCAGAAAGGACTTGAGTGGAGATGATTCCGTCCCATTATATGGTTATGAAGACATGATATAATTTAATAAACAGGAACAAATGTTTGGAATATTGGGAGGGATTTACGTGGATTACAAGAAAGAAATTATTGAGATGATAGAAAAAATTACAAAAACAGAAAATATATCTATGCTATATGGAGTTGTCAAAACGATGGTTGAATACGAAGACCAAAAAGAAAAAAAGCAGGGAACTTAATCCCTGCTTTTTGTTATTTGACAAATCGCTCCATGAATTTCCAGAAAAGCTCTTTGTCTTCTTTGGATAGCTGAAAGTACTTTATTATGGCTTCTTTGGCTTTGGGATCTTCGTTGCTAATTTTTGTGCAGATAGTGCCATAGTCAACGTCAATATCTTTTTCTTTTTTTCCATTACCAGTTTTTAACCATTCTTCATTCAAACCAAATTCATCACAAATATCATTGATAGTTCTGTCAGAAATATTCTTATTACCATTTTCGAATTGATTAATGAAATTTCTTGAAAGATTCAGTTTTTTTGCAAAGGCTTCTTGGCTTAAATGATGTTCTTTTCGGATTTCAATAATCCTATCTCTCATTGTACTTCCTCCTTTCGATATTATAATACCACAAAAATGTTTACAAGTCAACGATTTTATTGTTGACAACTGAATACTAGTGTGCTATAGTATGTTTACAAGGAAACAGAAAGGAGTGATTAAATGACAGATTTAAACAGAAACGACATTGAGGACGGAAAGCGTATTGCTGATATTTTTGCTACATTATCAGAAGAAAACAAGAACATGGCAATCGTTTACCTGTCAGCATTGCGAGACAAGGAAATTGCTGATTCAAGTAAAAGGGAGAGTTCTTAATGGAGGTGGGGAATGAACATATTGAATGCCATTCCCATGTCAATAACACTAATTATTTGCTGCTGTATGTCTTATTGGCACGGAAATAGCGAACATGGAATGAGAAAAGCAGGATTGACTTATACAGTTATATTGGGAACTGTTTCCACGATTCTTTTAATTGTTCAGCCAATATTTTTGTAAATTTGTATAGCTTTTCTTTTGATTCTGGTTTTCGTTCAATAATTGATTTATAAAGCGAATTTGCTTCTTCCCAGTTTTCACTAGGAAGATAAAACAACATTTCGTGAAAACATTCGCATAAATCAATTTTTTCATGTTTGTAATCAGATTCAATTTGCTTTGAAGCGTACTTGATGAAATTTTCATAGGCTGATTTTTTACAATTATAGTAATCGGATTGTTTAGAAAATTTGAAATCAAGTTTTTTCATTTCTGATTGAAAAAGATTATTTAGATAGTTAGTGATTGCAGGAGTGGCAACAGCAACTACTAAAGCAATCCACGAAGCAACAGCACTCCAGTCCATATAGTTATCACCTCCCCTCTTATAGGGAGTATAACACAAGAAAGGAGAGATTATAAGGAGAAGATGACAATTATCAAATTTAAAAATGGGGAAACAATCGAAATTCCGTGTGTGTTCCCAGATGATATTGTGAAACCAGACATTAGAGATCAACTGATACGTTTGGAATGGAATGACGCTGGAAAGCAATATTGTTTGAAATTTAACCCAGTAGATGTGCTCTATGTAAAAGAGATTACATAAAGCACACCAGATAATTATTTAGCTGATGGGTATTCTGTTGCAGTTGCTTTACCAACTTTGACAGGTTCTTTGTTTAACAAGGTAAGAAATTCATCGTTGTATGTGTGGTATAAATTAAGAATTTCTTTTGAACCAGAACCTTCCTTAACTGCTTTGGCAACAGCTAAGTCGTGAGCAATTTGAAAGTTATCCATTATTAGCACCTCCTTCCTAAAGGAGATTATATCACAGAAAGGAGACTAATGAACGAATTACAGATTTTTAATTCGCCAGAGTTCGGAGATATTCGGATAGTAATGGTTGAAAGCGAACCAATGTTTTGTTTATCTGATGTATGCAGAGCGTTGGAGATAACAAATGTTGGAAATGTAAAACAACGGTTATCTGAAAAGGGTATCCGTACTATGGATACCCTTACAAAAGGTGGAAATCAGAAACTTCTGTACATCAATGAAGCTAATTTGTACAAAACAATATTCCAAAGTCGAAAAGAATCGGCACAACGTTTTACAGATTGGGTGACAGATGAAGTCCTCCCATCCATCCGCAAACACGGCGCATACATGACCGAACAGGTCATTGAAAAAGCGTTAACTTCACCGGACTTCTTAATTCGGCTTGCAACACAGTTAAAAGAGGAACAGGAGAAGCGAAAACTGGCAGAGTCCGAAGTAAAGATGAAAAATCAGATTATTAGCGAACTAAAGCCTAAAGCTGATTATTATGACGAGATTCTGAAAAACCCTGGCCTTGTCACAATCACACAGATTGCAAAAGATTACGGAATGTCTGGAAAGAAAATGAATGACATTTTACATAGCCTAGGTATTCAGTACAAGAAAAGTGGACAGTGGTTGTTATATGACAGATATTCCAAGAATGGTTACACACATTCGGAAACTGTTGATATTACCAGATCAGACGGAAGACCAGATGTGAAAATGAATACCAAGTGGACGCAAAAAGGAAGAATCTTCCTTTACAGCACATTGAAAGAAAAAGATATTCTTCCAGTTATTGAGATGTTAGATGAAACAGCATAAATGAAAACAGGGAGGTGAATACAGAATGATAGAAGATAGCTATATTTCTGAAAGACTATCCGATTATGATTCTAAAATATTTCTGCTATATCACCGAAGAAACGGACAGAAAGCAAGCAACCTTGTAGAAAAAGTGAAAAACGAAATTGCCGATTGCGGCCTGTCCGCTTCTGAAGCGAAAGGATTTTTAGAGTATATGAAGATTGTTATTGATGCCCAGTCACATCTTCCCATTCAGAAATAACGGAAGTTTTTATGGAATTTGCTCCAGGAACATTTCCACTATCAATTTCGCTTGCAATATGAAGCATTGAAATTATTTCTTTGGAATAGGGATGCTCTTTTCCACAATTCGGGCACACAACTTTGTCTGTACTTATTTTTTCATTTATAAAGTATTCACAATAACAAGTACAGGAAACTTTTAATTTGAGAAACATTTTAACACACCTCCTTTCTGAACACATTATAACATTCAGAGGGAGAGAATAAAAGAAAACAGGGAGGAAAAACAATGATTAAATTTGAAAACGGTTTAGTTAACATTTCTGGTAAAGGGATTGATATTCTTTCAGAGTATGCAGTTATCACCCACGAAATTAAAGAGATGTTCGTAAAAGATGGTGGAAAAGAGGAAGAAGTAAAAGAACAGCTCAGACATTCGTTCGAGCATGGACTTATGAACGAGGAAGAACTTGACAAAGAAATCAAGGAAAAGTTCAAACAGGCAGATGCAATTATTCCGATTGTGTCGCTTCTGGGAGAAATGCTTAAAACATTTGGAGCAAAAGATAAGGAGGACTAGGCATGGGAGAAACTAAGAGCACAGATTACATTCCAGAGAATGCCAATGAAGAATATGCACTTCTGGTTGGAAGATTAAAGGCATTTGAAGCTTGGGCGAATAGCGTGAAAGATTATGATTTCACAAAGGACATGGCATTTAGAATGCTTGGGCTTGATATGGAAGAAGAACCAAAAACAAAAGTAGATTAAGTTGTCCTGGAAGGTGCGGACACACCAACCAGGACGGTATCTAACTAAGAATGAGTTAGTTAAATACAGGATTATTATATCACAACTTCCTGTATTTGACAAACAAAAATATAACAGGAGGATTTTTTATGCAAAAAAATGGCGAAAATCAGCCACTTTCCAGTGAAATCATTGCTGATCTGGAAGAAAAGCTGATGGCAAGAAATATAATTATCGCTATTCTGGCAGCTGCACTTGCAGTAACCACATCCAGAAGAAAGTGAGGAAAAAATGAAAGAGGTGGTAAAGACAATAGGAGAAATATTTGTAGGAATAGGGATGTTTACAGTAATCTTCTCAATCACATGGATGTTTACATCATTTGATGCTATCGGGGTGTTCTTCGTATCAACAGTCTTATTCTTAATGGTGTTTCTTCCTATTATATTAGAAATGGAGGAAAAGTAAATGCAAAGATTAAATAAAGTAAAATTATCCGGAAGAGCCGGGGAAATAGTATTTAGCCACGAACATTACGGAAGATACTATTACAAATTCATGCTGACAGTCATTCGCAGAAGCGGTGCAGTGGATATGTTTCCAATCGTTATAGAAGATTCCGTTGTGCGTGACAACGATTACAACGGAAAAGAAGTTTTGGTAACAGGAGCAATAAGAAGCATGGACACTTCTAAAAATCCAAATAAGCACCACAATGTTAATTATATCGCAGCTGACAAGGTGGAAGTTCTGGAAGAACAAGTTCCGGAGGGCGATATAAACGAAGTAGAGTTTATTGCCAGAAGTTGCACGAAAGAACCATATGCAAAACTTACACCAGTAACGCACAGGAAAGTTTCAAATCTTTTTGTAGCAATTCCAAGAGATCATTCGGAAAGAGCAGATTTTATTTGCTGCAATTTATGGGGAAAAGGTGCTGATCTGGCGGTAGAGGTTAAAAGAAATGATTACATTAAAGTAAACGGAAGGTTAATGAGCCGTGATGTTTATGTTAATGGGGAAGAAACGGAAACAGTATATGAGATTTCCGTAAAAGAAATGGAGAAATTGGAGGATGAAGAATAATAAGAATGAAGTTCAGATATTTGGCGTAATAATGGATATTCAGCCAGGAACGTTTTTCAAGGACGGAGAAAAATTCGTAAGATTCTATATTGGTGCAAAGCGTACCAGTGGGAACGTAGATTTGCTTTCAGTAATTGTTGAAGAAAAGCAGACGGAAGGCTTAAAGATTGGAAAACACGTCTATGTTGAAGGAAGATACAGTTCTTCAAACAAACATGAAAGTGGAAAGTCACATTTGATTCTTGAAATCAAAGCGGAAACAATCTGGTGTGGAGATGGTGATGGGAGTGCAGAAGGTGAAAACAAAATCATTTTGGAAGGTTATCTTTGCAAACCGCCTGTGTACCGCAGAACACCAAGAGGAAAAGAAATCTGCGATTTGATGATTGCTTGCAACGAATATGAATTGCGAAGAACAGATTATATTCCGTGCTTAGCATGGTTGAATAAAGCTAGAGAAGCTGCTGATTTCAAGGTTGGAGATTTCGTAAAAATAATCGGAAGAATCCAGAGCCGAATTTATCGGAAAAAATTATCTGGTGATGAAATAGAGCTTAGAACTGCATACGAGGTATCAATAGGGAGGATAATCGAGCATGAAGGTGGAAGTGAAAAAGATTTCGTTGGAGAATTACAAGAAGTTTCCGAGTAAGTCTGTAGATTTGTTTCCAAGAACAGAGATTTCCGGCAGAAACAGAGAAGGAAAATCCACATTACAGGACGCATATTTGGACGTTCTGACAGGAAAGATGGCAAATGGTACAGAACCTACTTCTATTCGTAGAAAAGAAAATGGTGTGGAAGTGCCAAAGGTTGATGTTGTAAGAGAGCTTACGCTTTCGATTGATGGAAAAGAAAAAGTAATCCGCAAAATCACAAAACAGAAGTGGAGAAAACCGAGAGGACAGTCCGAAGAGGTGTTCGATGGAAATGAAACTTCTTATGAAATTGACGGATTCCCGGCTAAATCAAAGGATTATACCGAGTTTATCCAGTCAATAGCAGAGCCTTCAACGCTTCTGATGTGCAGTAATCCAAAACCATTTCTGGACACATTACAGAAGTCAACCGCAGAATCCAGGAAGGTACTGGAAAAGATGTCTGGTTTCGATATTGCTCAGTTTATGGAAGAGAATCCACAGTACGCTCATGTGGAAGAAATCACAAAGGGGCATTCCGTAGAGGATACCTTGAAGAAGCTCCGAAAGGAACTGAATGCACAGAAGAAAAAAGTTGATGCAAAAAACACAGAGATTGCATATGAAACCAATAGAAGTGTTGAAGCAGAAGATACCTCCTCCTTGGAAGCCAAAAAAAAGGAGCTTAATGCAGAACTTTCCAAACTGGAAGAGCAGGAACGGGTTCTTGAAGATTCAGCAAAAGGATATGACAGCCTTACATATGAAATCCGAGGGCTGAAATCTTCCAGGGATGGTCTGGTCAGCAATGCGGATAAAGAGCTGAAAGACAAGAAAGCAGCCATTGTGAATACGCATTATGACCTTGCAAAAAATAAAATTGAAAAAGAATCAGCTATCCGAATGTTGGGAATGGAACTGGACAACCACATAAGGAAAGCACAACAGGCAAAAGCTGACTTAGATAGAGCCAGACAGGACTATCCGAGAATCAAGGAAATGGAGTGGGATGATTCTGGACTGAAAGCTATTGAAGCCGAAACATTCAATGATTCTGATGCCATTTGCCCGACTTGTGGACAAGAACTGCCGGAAGAACAGATTTCCAAGTTAAAAGCTTCCTTTGAAGAAAAAAAGAAAGCCCGAATTGAAGCACAGTTGAAAGCAAAAGAATCCTTTGAATCGGAGAAGCAGGAAAAGCTTAAATATGTCTGCGACCTTGGAAATACTTCCGCTGCAAAATTAAAGAAAACTAACGAGGAAATAAAAAAATTACAGTCGGAAATCAGTGCGGCACAGGATGAAGTTGCTGAACTTACTAAGCAGATCGAGGAAGAGCAGTCCAAATTTACGGAGCTTCCAGAATCTGTAGATATGACAAATGACGAAGAATATCTTGCAGTTACAGCGAGAATTGCAGAACTTGAAGAGAAACTGAAATCATTTGATGATGTTCCTGGAAAGAAACAGGAATTAAGAATGCAGATCAGCAATGTTATGAAACAGATTTCCAATGTGGATGCAGACATTAAGATTGCACAGGCAGCAGTCACAGAGAAAGAAAAGCGAGTAGCCGAACTGAATGAGGAACTGAAAATCCTTGGACAGGTACAAGCTGATATCGAAAAGAACATCGACACCGTTCTTAACTTCTCAATTCAGAAAAATAAGGCACTGGCAGAGAAAATCAATCCATTTTTCCAGCATTTCCAGTTTAGTTTTCTTGATTACACGATTGAGGGAAATCCAGTAGAAACTTGCAAAATGATCTGTAATGGAATCGACTACAATAGCGGATTAAATCATTCCGACAAAATTCTTTGTGAGGTTGATTTACTGAATGGATTACAGGAAATGAATGGGCTGAATCTGCCGATTTGGATTGATGATTCGGAGAGCATTGACAAAAGCAGAATTCCTGTATTAGACAGGCAGATGATTATTCTGAGAGTGACGGATGGGGATTTGAAAGTAAAAGGAATCTGATAATTAGGAGGGGAAAATGCTAACAGCAACATGGGGAAAACATTTTTTCAAGGCAGATTCCACGTATAGTAAATAAAAAATCGGTGGCATATGAATCCGGGTGAATGCCCGGAAAGCACAACAGGAAAAAATAAAACAGTTAATGAAAGAACAGGAAATTACAATTCAACATAGGACAAATTATTTCATCCTGTTTCATATGCCACTGAGCATATAAATAAAGAAAAGGAGAATTAAAATGACAGAAAACACACAGGTAGCAAATTTTAACACACAGCTTTCCTACTACACAAATCGTTATGTTGATTTAATGGAAAGAGATTTAACTTCAAGAGGAATGGAATTTGATTCCTACTCAAAGGATTGCGTAGTGGCAGCAATGGGATCTATTTTCCAGATGGTGCATGAGAGTGGAGTGAGTTTTGAAGCAATTAATGGCTCTAACCTTAAATTCATTCTGAGCAAAGTAGCAGCGTTAAAACTGAACGCAAACGCACAGCCGAGAGAGTGTTATTTCCAAATCAGAAACGTAAACATAGCGGCGAAAGGGCAGAAACCTCAGTGGGAGAAGAAAATCGAATTTGCGATTGAGGGCGATGGAAATGACGCTCTTGTAAGCAGATATGGTGTCGATGTAGCTAAAGTATTCCCGTACTGGAAAGTCAGAGAAGGTGATAAGTATATCCCACCAAGACATAAAGGTGTGGAAATCACACCGCCAGAATGGGAAGAATCTGGTGTAGGTAAGGTAGTCCGTATCGTATATCCGATTCAGTATAAGGACGGACATATTGAATACCTTTCTTGCGAAAGAGCAGATGTACTGAAGAATCTTGCAGCGCACATCAAGAATAATCTCCAGAATGAAACGTTTGGAATTTGTGCGGACAGATATAAAGCTACAGATGCGCAGAAAGCTCAAATTGAAGCAAAGAAAAAAGAAATCATGAAAAAGGTCTCTGACATTGGAGAACTGGAAGCAATCATTGACTGTGAGGAATTAAGACCGTATATTTCACCGTCTTATTATGAAACACAATCCAGAGAATCAATGATTATTCGTAAGATGCGAAACAACATTATGAAGTCTATTCCTAAGAAATGGGATAATCCGGTGCAGGCTTATGAATATAACATGATGGATGCTACGTACAGGGAAGTGCAGGAAGAAATCAAACAGAATGCCAATGTAGAAGAATTCATTCCACAGCCAGAAGCAATCGAAGAAAAGCCAAAGCAGCCAACCGTAGCCGAAACCGTAAAAACAGAAGAGAAAGAACCAATCCCGGCAGCAGAGCCAGTGGAAACAGAAATTCCGTCATTTATGAGCCAGGAGGAAATGTAGGATGGAAACTTCCACAATTGTGCTTATTATTTTGCTTTCAATAGCACTTTTGGTATGGATAGTATCTTTTATTCGAGAAAATGAATACAATCGAACCAATTTAATTATTCTTTTAAATGTTATTACATATGTGGTACTCATTATAATCCGACTTACAATGTAAAAGGAGAGCCAAAATGAAGCATAAATGTATTAAGACAGCAGTATTAATCACAGGGATTACAGCAATCACAATGTTTAGCGGTTGTTCTTCCTGTAGCAGATCATTAAAATCACTGTCTAGTGATATTGACGGTGGTTTGAACCGTACCGTAACTGTTTACGATTACAACGGCGGTAAAATCAAGTCCTGGTCTGGGAAGTTCGATGTTTCTGAATCTGAAAATGAAGTTTATTTTGATGATTCGGACGGAAAGAGGGTTATTATCCATGGCGGTATTGTAGTGAATGAGGAAAACTAGGAGGGATAATAGTTATGAATGAAATTTTAAAGAAAGCAAAAGAACTGGTTGAACTTTTAGAGAAGCAGGAGAAAAGTGGGAAAATCAAATTATCAGAGTTGAACCCTGGTGATGTATTCCAAACTACAGGTAAAAGAAAATACAAAGTGTTGGAACAGTATGAAAATACCACCAAGATAGTTTCTTTTAACCTTGTAAAAGAAAATGTAAAATTCGGGGATAATGCAGATTATTTAGAGTCTGAATTAAAAGAACTTTGTGACACGGAAATTTTAGCGAATTTTGAAGAGGAATTTGGTGCGGAGAATATTGAAACACATGAAGCAGATCTTATTACGGTCGACGGTCAGAATACAGGCGTTTCGGTGAAATGTAAAATCAGACCTCTTACATTTGATGAAGCAAGAAAATATACGGAATTAACTCCGAACAAAAAACTTAATGACTGGTATTGGACATGTACATCTTGGTCAACAAAAGAACGCGGATGGAATAGCGTTGCCGTTGTTTCCTCCTCGGGTTACGTCAACAACTATGTCTGCCTCGGTGTCAACGGTGTTCGCCCAGTTTGTATCTTAAAATCTAATCTCTTTGTATCTAAGGTGGAGGAATAAAAATGAAAAAAGATTTGAAATATTTTGAGTCAGAAATAAAAAGAATTACAGAGGAATTCGAGGATTACAAAAAGAAACACATGGGCACTCCGAAACCCGGGGAAGTGGTTGAAATTTCCGGTATGGAATGGATGATCCTGGACAAGCTTCCGGATGGATATTTTGCAATTTTAAATAGTTTTTATGGTAAAACAAGAATGTTTGATTCAGATTCCAGCAATTGGAAAGAAAGTTCTTTAAGAGAAGAATTAAACACATCATTTTTAGAAAAAATTAATACGCCTTTCGATGGAAATGCAGTTGTTGAATTTGACCGTAACCTGTTGGCATTGGACGGGCAGACTGAATATGGAACTTGTAGAGATAAGATTTCACTCTTAACCGTGGATGAATACAGAAAATACAGGAAATATTTGCCAAATATGGATAAATGGTGGTGGCTTATTACACCATGGAGTACACCTTACAATGATTATTTTAAGAGCGTAGCCGTTGTTTCCTCCTCGGGTGTCGTCTACGACTATAACTGCGACTTTGACTGCGGTGTTCGCCCAGTTTGTATCTTTTCCTCTTCAATCTTTGAATCAGGCGAGGATTAATAATGGCAAATGAAGATTTACAGGTGATAATAAAAGCCAAGCAGTTAGCAAAGCACACGCTTATAGTAACCAGTAACGCGAGGAGATATCCTAAGAAATTCAGATTTTCTTTAGTTGATAAAATGCAGAACAAATCGCTCGAAATACACGCTAAGCTCTTTGAAGCCAATCGAACAGATTTGAAAGATTATAAGAGAGAAAGGCTAGAATTACAGACAAAAGCAATTACATATTGTGATGAACTTCTCTTTTATATAGAGCTTTCATACGAGCTTAATATCATTAATTCGGGAAGTATGGAGGCATGGTCGAAAATGGTTACAGATATTAAGCATATGGCGATTGCTTGGAGAACAAAAGACAGAAACAGATGATTTTTATAGGTTATGCGTTGTAGAGCCGTTGTTTCCTCCTCGGGTAACGTCAACAACAATAACTGCAACAATGACAACGGTGTTCGCCCAACCTGTATCACAGGCAGACAGAGTAAGCAGAAAGCTGAAATCCGAATAGATACAAGCAAATGCATAACCTTTCCGCAATGGATAAATATAAAGGAACAAAATAAATGGATAAAGAAATTGTGGCAAATTTTGAAAACTTGTATTCATCTTACAAACGAGTTAAGGCAGATAAGAAATTCAATTCCGGCACTGCCAGGTTTTCTATTATGGCGTTGGAAGGAATCCAAACATTGAAGGAACAATTGGAAAATCAAACGTATTCCATAGCACCGTATAATAAATTCAAAATATATGAACCGAAAGAACGCATCATAGAATCGTGTTCTTTCAAAGACAAGACGGTACAGAGATGCTTTTCAGACTACATTCTTACGCCGAAATTAAATAATATTTTTATAAAATGGAACACAGCAGGACAAATCGGAAAAGGTCATTATATGGCAATGGATGGTCTTCGAGATCATATGTTGGAATTTTACAGTAAAAATGGTTTAAATGGCTGGATTGTAAAATGCGATATTCGTAAATATTTTTACAGCATAGATCATGAAATTATGAAAGACGTGGTGGATTACTATTTTGATGATGAATTTACAGTATGGTTAAATCATCTATTTATTGACAGCGCCGAGAATCCAGGACTTCCACTTGGAAATCAAGTTAATCAGAAATACGCTTTACTGTTACTGCATTCGTTGGATCAAATGATAACAATTGAATACGGAATACAGCATTACGGAAGGTATAATGATGATTTCTATGTGATTTGTAAAAGTAAAGAAGAAGCCAGAGAAATACTTGAAGCTATCCGGATTATGACCGAAAGCCTTAAAATACAATTGAATACTAAATCACAGATTGTGCCATTTAGAATGGGATTGTGCTATCTTGGCTTTCATCATTATGTAACTTCTAATGGGGAGTATATTAGAAAACTTCGAGGAGACAAAAAACGAAAAACACAAAAGAAAGTCCGAAAATGGGTTAAGGCTGTAAATGATAGGAAAATGTCAGAATTAGAGTTTCAAGTAAAATATCTCTCATGTAAAGACCATATGCTGCACGGAGATTGCGTCAAATTATGCCACAGTGTGGATTTGGATATCGAAAAAAGAATGAAAGCGAGGTGATAAAAAATGTTCATGCGAGTTGTCAACACAGGGAGTACCCATGGAAACTGCTATTTTCTGAAATCCAACAGCGGAGAAATACTTCTTCTGGATTGCGGATGCAGATACAAAGATATTTTGAAAGCCATTGATTACAGAACAAGTGATGTTTCAGGTGTGCTTCTTACCCATGAACACGGTTGAGCGATCACCGTGAATCATTTAAAAATCTAATGAATTTAGGTATTCAGATTTACACCAATGATGAAACCGTGGAACACCTGAAAATCATCACTGGAGAATTAATGAAAGGCGTTCCAGAGAAAAGACCGTTTCGGGTTGGCTCGTTTACGGTAATACCGTTTTATCTGCCGCATACTACAAGGGACAAGGATACAGGGCAACTTATTCCGTGTTTCAATTATGGTTATATCGTGGAGCATGAAGAGATGGGAAAACTGTTGTACATGACAGACTTTGAATACTGCAAGTACAACTTCAAAGCAATGCGACTGAATCACTTGGTTATTGAGTGCAACTATTGTAAAGAATTGGTTGACAAAACAGCTGAAAATTACACGCACAGGCTTAAAGGGCATTGTTCCTTAGATACTTGCAAAAGCTTAGTAAATACAAACCATACGGCAGCATTACGGACGGTAACATTGGTGCATTTGAGTAATGAAACAGCTGACCCGGAACAGATTTTGAAAGAGATAAAAGAAGCAGTGGTTTGGGATGATGCCCTGGTGCAGATTGCCAGACCTGGACTTGAAGTTAACTTGGACTTATGTCCGTTTTGAAAGGAGAAATAGATGGTATCAATTGACTTAAAAGATTGGAAAGAAGTAACAAAAGGAATTTATGTAAATCCAATTTCTGCGAATGCAGCTTATGAAATCCATATTAAATACTGGGATATGAAAACAGATATTCTTTCTGCAAATGCCGAACTTTATATAGTAGGAGATTGGCATACAAAAGACGGAAGAAACATCAGAGAAAGGGAAATACTGCTTGATTGTGCATCTGTTATGGCTTGCCTTGGGAAAGCAATTGAAGATGATAAGGAAAATAATTCAGCTGAATGATTGAAAGGGGAAACTAAAATGAAACTGTATTTTTACATTCTGGACACGGATAGAAAAACAGGTAAATGGAATCTTCATCTTGAAGAGTGTGAGGTAATAGAGAAGCCAAAGACATATAAACCAAAAACCGAATTCCCTAACGGAGTATACGCTTCGTTTGTAAGAAAAGAATCAATAGGCTCCTTTATAAATGACTACAGTAAGGCTGTTGTCTTAGATACACCTGATTATCAAAAAGCAAAAGAAGTATTTTTAAAAAAATACGACAATGAATTAAAAACATTAAAAGGCAGAATTAATTATTACGAAACCCTTAAATCAGCGGTTGAAGTAGGAGAGGAGAACTGTAAATGAGCGTATTCAGTGTACCAGTAACAATTGGCATTAACGAGGAAGAAATTGCCAAGGAAATCCGAAAAAATGTTGAGGACAGGGTAGTTGAAAAGATTACTAAAGAAATCAAAGGAGTTATTTATAAAAAAGAGTTATATGGCAGTAGAGAAACCAATGAGCCGTTGTGTAGGATGATACATTCTCATATTTCCGAGATACTAGAAAAGAATGAAAGCGTGATCGTACAGGAAGCGGCAAAAGCCTTGGCAGATAAGATGATTAAAACCAAGGCTGTGAAAGAAGCAATAAAAGAAACTATTTAGAAAGTTAAGGAGGATTAATCAATGAAAATCTTCTTAAAAACACTTGACAAACTGAAAAAGCCAAAATCTTCCGAACCGGAATGCAAGTACGACAAAGGTTGGAATGATGCAATCAAGAAAGTTGAAGAACTGATTTGCTCATACAGTTCTGCGGATATGTGGATTCCAACAGAAGTGAAGTTGCCGCCAGAGCCAGATGTGAGAGAAAGCCCAGAAGATAGGATAAAATACAACGTTACCATAAAAGACGCCGAGTTACCAACAAGCCTTACATATTTAGGTGGTGAAAGATGGGGCATGGTAAAAAAACACAGAATTGCATATTACCCAGTCATTGCATGGCAACCAATGCCACCGGCTTACAAACCAGGGAGGTAACACCATTGGAAATTACGATCGGAATTTGTGCAGAGGAAATCAAAGAAATCCTTGTTTAGCACATCAAAACAAAAGGATTCAACGTAACAGAAGATGATATTTCCTTTGTTATCGGGAAAGAAGAAGTTGTAACAGGGAATACAAAGAAAATCAAACACGCACTTATCAGATGCGACATTCAGATTGAGAGGTGATTGTATGGGATTTAATGTAGTTGTATTATCCGGGCGGCTGACAGCTGACCCAGAAATACGAATGGGAACTAACAATACTGCGATTGCCAGATACACATTGGCAGTCGATAGGGAAAAAAGAAAGAATGCGGAGCAAAAAACTGACTTTATACCGTGCGTAACACTTGGACATAATGCAGAATTTGTTGAAAAATTTCTGCGAAAAGGCATGAAAATCAATGTTAAAGGGAAATGGCAGACTGGAAGCTATACGAACCGAAACGGAGAAAAAGTGTACACAAATGACTGTTTCGTTGAATCACATGATTTTGCGGAAAATAAGATCCAGACACCACAAACACAGGAAACAGATACACGACCAGTACCGCCGCCAGAACCTAGTTTCATGGATGTGCCGGATTTAGGCAGTATGGAAGATGAATTTCCGTTTAGTTAGGAGTGATTAAATGATACAAACAGGGCAGATTATTTATTTTAGCAATCAGAAAATGATGTGCTTTGATGTTGAATCCATTGAGGATATTACTGAACCACCAGAACAAATAGAAACTACATCGGTTTATGGCGAAACAAGAACGTATGCGCCGGCAATAATGAATCCAACAACTCTTTACGTTACTGGAAAGGAACTTGTAAAACTTGATCCAACAACCATGAAACGCATTGCCAGATATAATCTTGAAAAAGAGAATGCAGCATTACTTGAAGAAATCAAAAAACATAAAGAGACAATCGCAGATTTTGAACAAAAAGAAGATGTTTTACGTGACAGGTTTAAAAAAGCAATATCTACTTTCAAAGAAATTATGGAACACGGTTACTGTGAAGATGATGACGAAGATGAGTATGAGAGTGAATGGGAGTGATTCCGGGTGGATTATAAAAAGCTTAGGCAGGCAAAAGCTATTGAAGCAGCGAATCGAAAAAGACTCATGAAGATCAATCCAAAGCTTGACGATGGAAGCGGAATTTATTTTTTAACCAGAACTGATGAAAACGAAATCCCATACTTTTATATAGGTCAGGCAGTACATATAATTCAGAGGATGTGTTCACACCTTACTGGGTATCAGCACATTGATTTATCAATAAAGAAAAGAGGATTTTACAGCGAAGAAAATCCTTTTGGGTGGAAAATAAATTTTATCCATTATCCTGTCGAACAGCTTGATAAAATGGAACAATACTGGATATTGGAGTACACCAAAAAAGGATATCAATGCAGATATAATAAAACCTCTGGGAGCCAAGGGGAAGGGAAAGAAAAAATCAATGAATTTCGTCCTGCAAAAGGATATAGAGATGGCATCCAACAAGGCAAAATAACCCTTGCAAGAGAGCTAAAACACATCATTGATACTCACTTAAAAGTATCAATCAAACCAGAAAAAGTAAATAACAAAGTATCTATTAAGGCGTTGGAAAAATTCAACGACTTACTCAATGAAGAAAACTATCACTGATTCTAACACACCAGTAGTTCTACTGGCTAAATTCCAAAGATAAAAAATAAAAAATGAAAGGAGCTTGCCTTCATATGACGCAAGGGTGCACCGGGCTTCTTTAAAAATGAAATTAAAGTGTGAAATATATCGTGATTCTATGCAGAATTATAAGAAATATGCAATCCCAAGAGCGCAGCTTGTAATTGCAGATGTTCCTTACAATGTAGGTAATAATTTTTACGGAAGTAACCCTATGTGGTACGCAGGGGGGGACAATAAGAACGGTGAAAGTAAATTAGCCGGGAAAGCAGCCTTTAACTCTGACTTCAATTTCAACCTGTATGAATACTTCCACTTCTGTTCAAAGATGTTGAAGAAGGAGCCTAAAAAGGCAGTGGTAAGAGGAAGAAGTTCAGACGCACCATGCATGATTGCGTTCTGTTCGTTTGAACAAATTCAAACTTTGATCAATGCTGCTGCGAAACATGGCTTTGTTCACTATATACCGCTTGTGTTTATTAAAAATTATAGCCCACAGGTGCTTAAAGCGAATATGCGTGTGGTAGGTGCTACGGAATATGCACTTGTGTTTTACAGAGATAAACTTCCAAAATTCAGAAATGGAGCGCAGACGGATGAAAACGGAAAGACTATTCGTGGAACAGGAAAGATGGTTTTTAACTGGTTCCAGTGGGAAAAAGACGGAAAGGGCATTCCGAAAATTCATCCAGCACAGAAACCAGTAGCAGTTCTAAAACGGCTGATTGAAATATTTACTGACCCGGGGGATGTGGTAATTGACCCGTGTTGTGGAAGCGGTAGCACATTGAGAGCCGCCATGGAGCTTGGTAGAAGCGCATACGGATTTGAAATTGACAAGAACTTTTATAGCAGAGCAAAAAACGAAATGCTTGTTTTTGAAAACGATAATCAAATGAGCATAGGAGATTTTATATAAGGAGCGTGATTAAATGTCAGAAAACACAAACGAATGTGTAATTGAGTGGATTCCAGGAAGAGATTATGTAGGGGTTACTGCTAAGAACGGAAGTTCCTGGAAGAACAGATGTGAGGAATTAGAAAAGGAATTTCCAGACGATGTGAAAATTCTTGCCAAAAATAATGATGGATCTATTTTCGCTCACTTGCCGTATTCCTACATTAAAATCAATCCACCAAGAAAATATTCCGATGAAGCGAAAAAGAAAGCTGCGGAAAGATTAAATAAAATGCGTGCAGAAAAAAGCAATACTGCGGAAGAAAATCCGTTTTGCCTATGAATTACCGTCAGAGGAAATATTAACACAGAAATCATGGAGGACTGCACAATAGCGTGTCAGTTGCTTACATGGGGAAAGTGAGGATGACACAATGACAGAACAGGAAAAGAAGGAACTTTTAGATGAACTAGAAAAACGTATGGATGAGAAATACAAAGGTTGCCTTACCAGAGAAGACGTCGCAACCACATTAAAGGCACCAAGAGAAAAGTGGTTCAGAGACGAGAACGGGAATGGAAGCCATTCTCTTATGGCAGAAGCTTTCGATTCTTCTATTATCTCGTGGCAGGTCTGGGAAACAATAAGAAAGTTGACTTGTGTTATCTGCGGTAAGCAGTATGTTAGGCAGCTTGCAAATGTAGAGAATGCGGATGAGGTTGCAGAGAAACTTTGCCAGTTTGTCTATGATTTGAAGATGGAATTTAAGAATCAGGAGGACGCAAAATGTTAATCAGAAGTCAGGACAAAACAGCATTGGTAAAGTTTGAAAACATTGTAGTCAATCTAAAACTCCCAGATTCATTGAATATTATATGTTGGAGTTTGCAGGATGCGCAAAGAAGCGGAGGATATTTTGTTTTGGGAGAATATTCCACCAAGGAAAAAGCCATGAAGGTACTGGATATGATTCAGGAAGCTTATGTAAATGGACATATTGATTATCAGATGCCAGCAGACGGTGAGGTGGTTGTATGAGTAGAGTGAGAAAGCGTCTTGAGCAGTACAAAGCAGAATTGGAAAGGCAGACCCAGTATAAGGCTGGGCTGCCGGGATCAGCTTTGGACATTGTGAAGATTCTTCTGGCTGATATGGAGGAGGATGAAAAAGAACATGGTTGGATTCCGGTCAGTGAGAGATTACCAGAAGATGGAACATATATCACTACTTTAGACGGAGAACTTGTCGGACAGGAAGAACCATTCACAGGAATGTGTGGTATCGAAAACGGGAAGTGGGAAGATGAGGACTCCGTTATTGCATGGATGCCACTTCCAGAACCGTACAAGGAAAATTAAGGAATTTGTAATAAATGGAAGGAGATGGAGTTGATTGAAATATCCAGAAGAAATGTATATTGATAGCCAGATATTTGCAGGAGACATGGATGGTTCGGAATCCAATTTGACAGAAAAAATCGTAAAAATAAGAGCTTCTCATTTATGCTGCGTATGCGAAAAACAGATACCTAAAGGTGAAAGAATGTTAAACCAAAAAGCAATAGTAGAAGGACAAGGTTGGTGCAGCTGCTATATTTGTCTACCATGTGTTGAAAATTGGTTAGAAGAATCGGGACAAGCGGAGGATGGTGAAAACGAATGAGAGAAATTCTTTTTAAGGCAAAACGGATTGACGATGGTAAATGGGTTGAGGGGTATTATCAGAAAAGATATGACCTCTTAGGCAACGAAGAACATTTAATCTTCCATGCTGATAGTTATAAAGTGTGGGAATATGCCGAAGTTGACCCAGAAACCATCTGCCAGTACACAGGGCTTACCGATAAGAACGGCAATGAGATTTGGGAAAATGACATTCTAAAATTTGAGGATGAAATTTGGATGTCTTCTCATACAAGTTGTGGGACAGAATATGATTCCGTCAAAATAGAAAATTATGGGCTTATTGGCTATGACAAAAATTCTGCTAGGTATGATTTTGTTAAGTATAAATTTAACGAAAATTCAGTAGAAGCAGATTTACATGAAAACCATGATATTGAATTTTCGGAATTTGTAAAAGAAAACGAAAAAATTGGAAACATTTTCGACAATCCAGAATTGCTACAGGAGGAATCAGATGAGTAAATCAATATTAGTGATAGATACGCCCGAGAATTGCTATGACTGCCCGTTCGGAACTGAATATTGTGGAAATCTTGAATACGATGGGTTGTGTGAATTAGCTGACTGTTTAGATTATGATGCAATTCTGATGACAGAAGAACATTATGATTACGAAAGCAAATCAAGACCTGAATGGTGTCCATTGAAGCCACTGCCGGAGAAGAAAAGTACAACTGCACCCGTGAGCAATTATGAAGTGCAGAAAAACTTATTTGCCGCTGGTTGGAATAACTGCATTGATAAGATTACAGGAGGAGGGGATTCTGATGATTAATTTAACAGGAAAAAGCGTGTTCGTAAAGACACAGGAAGAATATTTGAGTGTTCTGAAAATAGCAAGGTTTCAGGGATTCAAATGGGCGAGAGAAAACCATTTAAACCATATCGAAATTCCATTTCCAAACATATTGAATTTTTACGTTAATAAGACCGTTACTTACAGCTTTGAAAAGACATTGCTTGAAGCATCCAAAATCGTCGAAGATGAAAAAAAAATCAAGGATGCAGTAAAACTTGTCAGAACGTTCGCTAAATACCCAGACAGAACAGCATTGACGGACTCATTTATCAAGTCCTTGAAGTTACTTGCAGATACTGTAGAAAGTCAGATGGAAGAGGTGAAGTAGATGACTGATGAAATTTTCGGTCTTATGGAATGCTTCCCCGGGAGCTACATAAACAGATTTGGGGAAATAATTCTTTCCGAAAAAGGAAACGTATATTTCACAGCAAAGAATTGTACCGATAAAGAAGATATTATCTGCAAGCTACTTGAATATTGTTCAAGGCCAATGGCAAAAGGAGAGCCGTACAGTTCGCACAAAAGAAATAATGAATGGAGAGAACAACTGATATCAAGCCTTAACAGATATCTGGGTACAAACTTTGGCCAAGAGGATATGTACTGGATTTACGATCAACTTGGAAATGCTGTAAATCATAAACTGACATTAAGGTTCATTAGAAGTGATTTCAATATGGCAATTATATATCAAAAAGTAAAAGAGGTGAAGTAGATGGAGAGATTAACGCAAAAATCAGATAAGATGATTTGGCTTAAAGATCAGGGCTTAAAAATTGAACCATGCGAAATGAATTCACATCATTGTAGAATGATTTTAGAAAAACTTGCAGAATATGAAGACTTAGAAGAACGTCTACATAAAATATTTGGAGAAGAATCTACATTTTCTCTTGCTGATGTAATTGATGCTCTGGAAATGAAGCTTTCTGAACCGGATAAGAAACATCCCGTAAACGCAAGAATTTTGACTTACGAAGAAGCGAATAAATGGCAAGAATATAAAGATTTAGAAGAACAGGGCTTACTGGTGAGATTGCCGTGTAAGGTTGGAGATACAGTGTATAAGTTTTGGTATTATGATAGAAGTCCATATAAAATCCAACAACATGTGACCAGAACATTATCTGAAATTTGCGAGCTTATAGAGAGTAAAAAGCTTGGAAAATCTGTATTCCTCACCCGTGAAGAAGCTGAGAAGAAATTGGAGGAGATGGGAAATGACAAGACCTGAGATTACGGCAAAATTATCAGCCATGGTTGAAAATAAAATTAATCCGCATAATGATCCACGTATTTATTGGGCACGAGAAGTTACATTTGATTACTATACAGATCATGCAATCAGAGTGGACTACATGAAATTTGTTCCAGCAAATAATAGCGTTTCTGGAATAGAAAAAGCGGATTGCTACTGCTATGAAATTAAGTCGTCTGTTGAAGATTTCAAATCTGGACACGGGTTAAATTTCATTGGCGATTTCAACTATTTAGTTATGCCGCAAGATGTATATGCAAAAATATCTCTGGAAATTCCGTATTCTGTAGGGGTTTACATACCAGACGGAAGTGAGCTTTCATGCATCAAGAGAGCAGTGAGGAGATACAGAACAAGACCTGTATCTGAAATTATTCTGATGATGTTCCGGTCAGCAAATAGAGATTATAGAAAAACTGCAAGGAAATTGGAGGAGATGAAGAATGCACAGTCATCAATGGATTAAATATCACTCTCGCAGAAGAGGGCATATATACAGATGTGTAATTTGTGGAAAACTTTTTGGATAGGAGATGAAGGAAAATGGATAAACCTGTTCTGGACGCTACATGTGGTTCAAGAATGATTTGGTTCAACAAAAAATAATGAATTTGCTGTTTTCGTTGATAAACGCGAACTGGATGACGAAGCAATATGGACAAGCGGAGATGGAAAAGTAACAAGGTATTGCAACATCCATCCAGATATTATAGCAGACTTCACATGCCTCCCGTTTGAAGATAATACATTTTGCCATGTTGTGTTTGACTCACCACATCTTATCCAAGGAGGAGACAATGCCTGGATGGTAAAGAAGTACGGAAAACTCAACAAGGATACATGGAAACGAATGTTACATGATGGTTTTTCTGAGTGCATGCGTGTACTGAAGCCTTACGGGACATTGATTTTTAAGTGGAATGAAACACAGATTCCTGTAAAGGATGTTATTACGGCTATTGGGGCAGAACCATTGTACGGCAATAGATCTGGCAAACAGGGAAAAACACATTGGATGGCATTTATTAAGGTGGATGAAAATGATGGATAATTTAGAAAATGTTTCTGCAAGAAGTGAAAAAGAAGAAAAAATTAAAAAAGAAAAAGTAACTGATTTGGAATTGGTTTTCGAGGTTTTTGACGGAAAACCGTACTATTCGATAAAATACAAAAATGTTGGTGAAGATGATTACCGCATAGGATATAGCTCATATTCTTTTGAGATTGTCTTGGCATATAAAGAAAAATATTTCGAACTGGTAGAAGAGGAAAAATCTAGCACAGAAATAAAATACAGAATTGACAGAAAAATTATATCAAACAGTATTCAACATTACGGCATGGACAATCAGAGTACCGTCTGCATGGAAGAATGTGCCGAACTTATCCAGGCAATCAGTAAAGCAAAGCGTGGAAAAATCAACCGTGATAACATGATAGAAGAAATTGCAGATGTGTTGATCTGCATCGAAATGTTAAAGCAAATGTACATGATTTCTGATGAGAAAATCAATGGATGGATTGAGAAAAAACAAGCGAGAGAAGCAGAAAGGATGGAAAAGAATGAATAAGAAAGAAATCTCAGAGATAAAGAAGCAGTTTACGCCAGCAAATTGTTCCATTACACGTATTTGTGGTTGTTATGTGGATGCAGAAAAGAATAAGAAAACCAAAATTAAAGAAGCTTTCCTTTCCCTTCCAGAGGAAGAAATGTTTAAGTATTTTGACATTTTCAAGAAAACCATGTCTGGCAGACTTGGGAAGGACCTTATGAACCTTGAATTCCCATTAGCACAGGAAAAAGAGGATGGAACACAGGAATTTCTTATGCGGATCAGAGCAAGTAAGCTTAAAGATGATGATATTTTGGATGAGTTCTACGATAAAGTGATTGAAAATTACGATTATCACGAAAATTACTACATAGTTCTCATTCATGCGGTCTATGATATTCCAGGAAAGGCTTCTGATGGAACCAAAATGCACGATGCATCAGAAGAAATTTATGAACACATTCTGTGCAGCATTTGTCCGGTAAATCTTTCAAAGGCTGGACTTAGCTATGATGTGACTGAAAATAACATCAAAGACAGAATTCGTGATTGGGTAGTCTCAAGACCAGAAACAGGATTCTTATTCCCTGTATTCAATGACAGAAGCACTGATATTCATGGAACCTTGTATTTCAACAAAAACACAAAGAATATTCATCCAGACTTCATCGAAAGCGTTCTTGGCACACCAATTCCACGTATACCAGGGAATGAAATCAATGTCTTTTCAGATTTTATCATGGACAATTTCGAAGGAAACACAACATTCAATTTCACGGAAAGCCTGGTTGAATCATTACAGGAAGTAAGAGAACAGAAGAAAGACAGCCCGGAGATGATAAACGTATCATGTGACGAAATGGAACAGATTTTTGGATATTGCGGAGTTCCAGACGAGAAGTTATCAGATTTCAAGGAAAACTGGGAAATGTATTTCAGTAATGAGCCTGTTGCCCTTGACAATATTCATAATTCAAAAACCGCAAAAATTGTAACACCAGATGCAACAATCTGCACCCAGCCAGATAAAATTGCTCTGATTGAACTGAAAGAAATAAACGGCGTTCCATCTCTTGTAATTCCAGTAAATGGAGAACTGAAAATAAATGGAATTGAAGTTGAATTAAAATAAACACTTTTTAAAAAGCCAGGAATTGGAGAAAGGAATTTTAGAATTGGCAAATAAAAGAATGTTTACCATGAAAATTGTTGATACAGACGCTTTTCTTGATATGCCATTATCAACACAATGTCTTTATTTCCATTTAAATATGCGAGCTGATGATGATGGATTTATTGGAAACCCAAAGCGAATTGAAAAAATAATAGGAGCGAATGATGATGATTTGAAGCTTCTAATTGCCAAGAGATTTGTTATCTTATTTGATGATGGCGTGATTGTTATTAAGCATTGGAGAATGCACAACACCCTGTCCAGAGACAGATATATAGAAACTTCATACACTGACGAAAAAAAGAAACTGCTATTGAAAGATAACGGAAGTTACTCACTGACAAATGGAAATTCTATTGATGATACCAAACTAATAGAGCGTTCAAACAGGCAGACGCAGAAAAGACGCAAAATAGACGAACAAAAGACGCACTCAGATAAAGATATAGGTTTAGATAAAGATTTAGAATTAGATTTAGATTTAGATATAGAATTAGATAAAGATAAAGAAAAAGATATAAATGATTTAATAGTATCTAAAGATACTATTCGTCAGACTGACGTCCAACGAATCATTGATGAATGGAATACTCTGGAAGAATTTGGTATTAATCCTGTAAAAAGAATGACATCAAAACGAGAACAAGCAGTGAAAGCCAGAATCCGTCAGAACCATATGGACGATATCTTAGAAGCTATTGAAAACATTCGCCATAGCAGCTTCTTACAAGGCCAGAACAAAGAAGGCTGGATGATAACTTTCGATTGGTTCTTAAAGCCCGGTAACTTTGCGAAGGTATTTGAAGGGAACTATCTTGATAAAGCCGGAAGTAAACCGCAAAGCTACATGGAGAAAATCCAAAACAGGGTAAGCGAGGTGGATAATTGGGTATGACAAGAGAAGAATGGGCGGTACTGGTAAAGGCAATGAAAGCTTTGTACACTTCTCCATCATTTCTGCCAGATCAATATGCTTTTGATACTTGGTATGGACTTTTGAAAGACCTAGATTACAAGCTTTTAAGTTTTGGGTTAAAAAAATATATGCAGACAGAATGGAAAGAGCCTTCAATAGCTGCATTAAGGCAATGCGCACAAAGCGTTGCACCGCAAAAGGAAGAGCTGAATGAAACAGAAGCCTGGGAAAAGGTATGCAAAGCTATTCAGAACTCTACATATAATGCAGAAACAGAGTTTGACAAGCTTCCAAAAATCATTCAGAAAGCAGTATCAAGCCCGGCGCAACTTAGAGAATGGGCAACATCTGAAAATGTGGATGGTACATGGTGGAGTGTAGTTCAGTCAAATTTTCAAAGGACGTACCGGGCAGAAGTGCAGAGAGAACAGGAACGAAGAAAACTAAGTCCAGACCTTTTAAAAATTATAGATACTGCCAGATTGGGAGGTGCGGAAAATTGCCAGATAGAAAACCATGGAGAGAATTAAAAAGCACTGAAATTATAGGCTTAAAGCGGAGACAATGCTCGAAATGCGACTATTACAGCAAGAGCGAAAATGCATGGAGTACAAATGCAACCTGTGATTATATCTTGATTGAAGAGCATAGCAGAGGATGTGATCCGAGGGATTGTGTTAAAAATGGTATCTTCAAGAAGAAAGCGAGAGGAAAGTCAAGAGTAAAGCGAGTGATTCTATGAGAAAGATAAGCGAAATGTATAAGCGGTCTGGCGGTACAGCTTATCAGCATACCTGTTCAGAATGCAGATTCTTCCGTGGCGGAAAGCATCCACAATGTTTGCAATACGAACTGGAAATTGACTGGAATCCAGATTATATAGCTTGCAAATTTTACAATCTGGAAGAATCTCAGATTGATGGACAGGTCAATATCTTTGATTTGTTGTAAAACGTGATAATTATTTTAAATAAAACGGCTAAAATTAATTTTTATGATATTAGCGAATATTGTTATGGCTAAATCAAAATAAGCGCTTAAAATTAAAAACAGGCTATCAATAGAAAGGAGGAACAGGAACCGCTGGCCAGAAAAAGGAATTCCCGGTTCCTCCTAAATTTTATGGATGAAATATTGAAATATGCTATTGAAAATGGTATTATAAATCCTGCACATGTACTTGAAGAAATACAAATGAAAAAAAAAGAAGAAATATTAAAAAAATATAAAATATGGCAGGGAATAAACAATAACTGGTATGTCTATGTTTACACAGACCAAAATTCCCGAAAGCTAGTAAAAAGAAGTAGCCGAAAGGGAATTGAAGATTATATTATTGCTTTTGAAAAAGAAAAGGCAGAAAAGCCTAAAACATTTATGGATGTTTACGAGCATTGGATAGAAATTCAAAAGGAATTTGTGACGGATAACACTTTGTATAAATATTCTACAGATAGAGCACGTTATTTTGAAAAAAAAGAATTTGTGGAAAAAGAAATTGGGAAAATGACAGAAGAAGACATAAAGGTTTTCATTGTCAGAACTGTAAAAGATCAAAAACTTTGCAAAAAAGCGTGTAAAACTTTGTTTGGATATATCAAAAACACAATAGATAGTGCAAGGTCACAACATTTATTGAATTATGATCCTATGGAATTTCTTTCACCTAAAATATTTTATAAATACTGCACGGAGATAGAAAAGCCTTCAAGTCATAATACGATATCAGACTATGAACTTAAACTAATTATTAATCGCTGCAAAAAGGATTTTGATGAACAGCCAGAATACATTCCCTCATACGCAGTGTATTTTGCAAGTCTCACAGGGATGAGAGTTGGAGAAATTTCGGCTTTAAAATGGGAAGATATTAATGAAAATTATATATCTATTAATAAATCAGAAAAATACAATAGAAATACAAAAGAATACTATATAGGAAAAACAAAAAATCAAATGAACAGATGGTTTCCTATGACGGACGAAATTCGAAAACTTTTAATGAAATTAAAATCAACAGAAATCAGCAATGGGTATATTAGTGAATGGTTGTTTTCAAACGAAAATGGAAGGGTTCATGCTCCTGTAATATCGTCATGCTTAAAAAACAAATGCAGGCAGGAAGGAATAGAAGAAAGAGGAATTCATGCATTTAGAAGAACAATAAATTCTAAACTAAGATGCAATGGAGTATCTGCCACTGTTGCTGCATCGCTGCTCGGGCATACTGAAGAAGTTAATGAAAAATATTATACATTTGATGTTAGCTCCTTGGAAGAAAAAAATAAAATTGTGTCAAAAGTGCAAAGGATTGGATGAATAAGAACACACATTCTGATTACCTTTTTGATTACCTTTGATTACCTCAAGTCTGAAAAGCCTTTAAAATCAAGGGTTTGCGGATTAAAGCGCGAGCCGTGAGGTCGCAGGTTCAAATCCTGTTGCCCCGATTAATGCAGTAAAATCAAGGGTTTGCGGACTTGGCATGAACGAGTGTTCTGATTACCTTTGATTACCTTTTACAAAAAGTACATATGAAAGGGAAAAGTACATGTGCAAAACAATAAAATCGCAGAGATGCGATTATTTTTTTGCCTTTTTTCGGAAACTGTGTTATGTTCAAAGAAAGGGAGGGCGAAATATGCGGATACACACATCCTATGATGTAATGAAGGAGTTTCTAATAACTGGTGCAGAACCGGATGGCAAATATGGAATCCCGAAAATTCCAAAGACTTTTATCCATCCAGGGAAAGATACTGTAGACTTTGCGGAGAGCTTCAGTCGAAAGATTAAGAACCATCGGGAACTTGATGTAAATTTCTATGTGGATGATGTACAGTTTCAAAGATTATGGAATCAGCCGGACAAGTATATGGAGCATTTAAAATGTTTTCATGCAGTCATTATGCCAGATTTCAGCATATCGGTTGGCAAGAATGGAATGCCACTGGTAATGTGCCTGTGGAATAAATACCGCAATCATGCACTGGCTCACTACATGATTTTGAATGATATTCCAGTAATTCCGAACGTAAACATATTACCAGAATACTGTTGGGACTGGTGCTTTGATGGACTACCAGAGGGAAGCGCAGTTGCCTGTTGCACCAATGGAAGAGTAAAGAGCAAGGCAGCACGGTTGGAGTTTTGCGTTGGTTTCAAGGAAATGGAACGTAGACTGAATCCACTGCGAGTTATCATTGTTGGAAGAATCCCGGAAGAACTAGAAACAGACACGGAAATTATAAACTTTGAAACCAGGAATCAGAAGATTAATAAGGAGGGCGTGAATGGGAACAACGACTGATAATTACCAGAGAAAGAAGAAACTTTCCAAGTCCCAAATGAAGAGGACGGAACGTTTAGAGAAATCATCCCATAGAAGATATGGAACACGAAAGAAAGAAGAATTAAATAAATTGTGAATTTTGAATCATTTGAAACTTTACGCTATAGAAATATTTGTGCAAATTTAAAATTTAAGTGGTAGCTAGAAAATGAGAGAATTTTTCTGGTTGCCACTTTTTTATGGATTTCCTTGATTTTCTGCTTCCAAAATGAAGTTGAAATTTAAGAATCATTCACAAGTTAGTTACAACTATTGAAATCTTGAACAGTTGCGACTTTTCCACCTACACAAGCCAACCAGGGACAGCACCGGGAACCGATACCGCGCCGAGCTGATGAAACTGGGAAGCTGCCAGGAACGATTGAGCACCAACGAAGCCAGCCGTAGCCCTGGCAGATCAGAACCAACAACCCACAGATAATAGGACATAGCAACAGGCAACATATAACATGGCGTTAAAATACAATAATACTCTTGCAAAATAAGTCTTAAATGGCTTGTAACGTATTTAGCCTATACTTTTAATTGACTACTATTATAAAACGCCTTAAAAAGACAAATACGGTGTTATACAAGCATATCAAAATATAGTTGTACAGTCCTAATTGTTATATAGCACGGTCAACTGCGACAGATCACCCGGAATCCGGGACAAGCTACGCACATAAGTGGACATAATACGCCCATTTAAACGGTACGCAAATAAAGCATAGCTGCACATAGCTATACAAGGCTATTATACATCTATAGTCGCAGACAGTCAATAAACTCTGTGACGCACTATAAAACGTTTTAAAGGCTCATAAACGGCTTATAATGCAATAGTGGCATAAATCCCCATTAACAGCATTAAAAGCCATTTACGGATAAAAAAGCGCATTAATTGATTGACTTATGGTATTAACTTTGCAATGTGCATCTGGCAGAATGCCAAAAAAACCGCTTGCACGCCGTGAACGTGCCGCCGGACTGGATACCGGGAAGCGGTGGAAAATCATTCATTTATAAAAATATTAAAATTATTGTCAACATAACCAACAATTTTAATTCTATCAATTCCGTATTGATCTTTTTGATTTTTAATTATATGCTTAATACATTCATTATCTACCCATACATCTAAGCCCATAGCATGTATTTTTTTATTTACTTCAAGCATTTTTCTTACATTTTCCTCAAGTATTGAATTTTTCATGTTTTTATCTTTCTTCCCTTCGCCCTGGGAGCTAGGATATAAAAAACACGCCCTATTATTTAAAAGTCATTTTTGTAACAGCAGGAAGACTGCGCAAAAATTCCCGGCGGTCGTAATCATCATTAATCTTAAATTGTCTGTCGCTTGTGGGGATGATTTCGCCGCCGATAAGCTCCATGCAGGAAAGTTGTAAACAGTCCTCTTTTTTTGTTGATCTGTGCAAGGCGTACCGCATTACAGACTTTTTACAATCCCGGCGCTTTACCGGGGACATATCCCAATAAGCTAATTTAATAACGCCGCCAGCAACAGCCGTGAAGATTTCCATTGCTTCTTTTTCAGCTCTTCTATTGATTGTATCAACTGTGGAGAAATCGCCGCTTTTTATGGCGGCGATTGTCTGCGCTTGCGTGGCTTTCTTGATTATCATTTTAAAACCCTCCATAAGTTTTATTTTTCTTGTAACATTTGTTCCAGAAGTCAACAACGTTTTCAGCTTCTTTCTTCGTGCTGCAAATATTTGCGGAAGTAATGCCGGGTATTTGCAAAGAAAATAATAAATTGTCAGAGCTAGAGACCCGAAGAACAGACGCAAAGTTTTTATTGTTTGTGCGTGTTGAAATTGCTATGTAATGATATTTCATGCTTTAGGCCTCCATTTCTTTATGTGCTTCGTCAAAATCTTCTTCGAGATCGTCCAGTACTTCAGAAATTGCGATCCCTAATAAGTAACAACGGATTGTTACGTCTGCCCATTCTGCGCCCTTTTCAATAACATTTATGTTATTCTGTCCGAACTCGTCAAGGGCTTCTTGGAGCAAGTCCCAGTTGTGCGCTATACTTTCTTCTGCCTTGTAAGAATTGCAATAATAAGAGCCGCTTGCATTGCCTGTTACGCTGTCTTCTGTCCAAAGTTCATCATTCAATTTTTCTTCCAGTTCTTCCAAGCTGTCAAAGTCTGTGAAATTAATTTCACTATCAATATAATTTTTAACGTCTTCTTTTACTGCTTCCAGATAATTGTATTTTGTCATTGTTTTTTACCTTCGCCCCTGTTATAATGGGGTTGCCTTTCTTTTTAGTTTGGTGCTGGCTGTTTGTCTCGGTAGGATGCAGCCAGCTTTTTTTTATTTTGTCCAGGAACTAGAATTTTTCAATTAATCGCGATCCGTTTCCCTATGTCCTCATTGTGTTGAGTGGTTCGGGCGGCTCCGGTTGTTTGTTTCTTGTGTTCCTTTGTTGATATTATAATAGCATAGTTATAACTATATGTCAATACAAAATATAATTAATTTGCAAATAAGTTATAACTATATAAAAGCGCACTAAGAATTTAATTTAATAAAATCCAGTATTTACAATATAAAAATAAACTTGTAAATTAGTTATAAATATGATATAGTTGTAATCAAAAGGAGGGAAAACAAAATGGAAGACGGAAAGAAAGCAGCGTATAAATATATTAACAATTATCAAAAGGAAAAATATGATCGTATAACAATATTGAGAAAAAGTGGAGAAAAAGAACGGCTCACAAATATAGCAAAAGAAAAGGGGTATAGAACAGTAACAGAATTTATAAATGCTTGTATTGATGAAAAATTAAATAGAATGAAATTATAAGAAAAAGCCCTAGGAAATTAATCCCGGGGCTTTTAAAATGCTTATTTATGGCGGCGTAACGACAATCGAGGGGTTAACAGCCCCACCGCCGAAGCTGTTAAGATATTAATAGCACAGGTTTTTAATTTTTGTCAAGAAAAATATTTTTTATTTTTGGTCTTGACTTTCTGTAAAACTTACAGTATCGTTGTTATCAACGATGGTCGCGGGAACTCATGGAGGGGTAGTTATTGCAAAATCGTTTGCACCTGAACAGAATAAAACAGCACCTAACAAGCCAGATCAACCAGGCATTGTAGCCCGGTAAGGTCTGGCTTTTATTATACTTAATTATATTATATATAATAATATCTTTTACCCCTCCATAGATTCTTAAGACTAGAGTTTATTAAAAGATATGCTATACAGTACCGTATAATAATATATAAGATATAAATATAAATAAAGATTATAATATAATACCCCAATTATTATTTATTAATTATTAACAAAATAGATTGTTTTATTTTATGCAAAATTAAATTTGACAAGATATTAAAAACTGTGCTAAGGTATCAGCAACGAAAAATAAATTTACTTTTTACGACATTTCACCAAAGAGAACGATAAAAAAATAAGAGTGATTGGATTACAGGTTACTTTTATTTTGGGTTGTTCTCTTTTTTTATTTACAAATTAACGTGCTAAAGTGAGGTGATAACATGAAAGATAATACAGTAAATGTACAAGACATAGATATCTATTTAGACAATATTAACATATATGCTGATGAATATATAAATACTGTATTATGTATATCACCAGATAACGAAAATTATAAGAAAGAAGTATCAGATAGCTTTGTAGATATGATTTTTTATATTGCAGATCATATACAAAAACCAAGTAATGATGATATAGAGCTATTAGATAAAATGTTTAATACTTATGTGAGATTATGCAGTAAATATCATGTATTGCCAACGTTGGAAGTATTTAGCTTTTTAGTTGGGATTAATCGTACAACGTTTACTGACTGGATGAATGGAGTGTATAGAATAAACTCATCACATGGTGACACGGCTAAAAAATGGTTTGATATTTGCAAAAACTGTGCAATTAATAGACTGCATAACCAGACCGGAACAAATGCGAATTTGATATTTGTTGCAAAAGCTGCCTATGGCATGGCAGAAACAGCACCAGTGCAAGCCACGCAGCAGTATGGCGTACCACAGCAGACCGCGCAGCAGATCGCGGAGAAGCACAAAGCAGCCTTACAGCTTCCAGAGATGGAAAAGCCGGAACTTTAAAGCCTGGGAGAACACGGAAGCGGTAAAAATGTACATGATGGACGGACAAAAGGCAGTAAACGCATGAAACCATACAATATGCACAATAATAACGATTATATTTGTACATGATGTATATATTTTTAAAGACATCTATATAAAAAACAAGTGTTTATCGTATAGATACATATGTTCGAGAAAATACGTTCGGTAAATTCTCATTGACCACTGCCGAAGGCATCCGACAAACAGCGACCAGGCAAGGGCAGCGGTTCCCATGGGGCGGCGGGCTGACTTGCCAGCGTCCGCACTGGATGACCGGGAGGGGGTATATATAAAACCCCAGTCAGCGGTAGTTACCACCGAAACCACCCAAAAAAACAAAAAAGCTCTCCTTAACATGGCAGGGATAGTGATTCGAACACGACAAGCAGTAAGCCTTAACTGTTTCTCTGCCAACACTAAATAAGGCAGTACCAAGAAAGGCAGGTATAAAACATGAAGATAGGATACGCAAGAGAATCTGGATTATGGTTCCCGTTGGAAGCAAAGAAAAAGATACTTTTGAACGAAGAAATTGACTCGTTTATTTTCGATTTGGCAGATGAAAATAATAATTTTAGACTTCTTTGTGAAAACATGAAAAAGGGTGATTCATTAATTATTTGCGGAGTTGATGATATTGGAAATACCAAGAATGAAATCGAAGAAATATGGAGACGGCTTTGTAATTTGGATATTGAAATCTATGTACTCACAGCTCCGACGTTGTTTTACAGTGAAAGCATGACACTAGAACAATCGTTTATAAGAGATGTGACACGTAGCGTACTTGCTTCTCAGGTCGAAATTGCTAATCAGAAATTAAAAGCAATAAACGATTTGTGATAACTGATAACATTCGCAGAAAGGTAGGCACAAGATGGAAAAAATAGTAAGCAATGACGGATACCTTCGGTCAAGGTTGATGGATATAGCACAACAGCTTTTGAATATTTGTAACGAAACCGGAAATTCAAATATTCAACTCATGACATCATCTTGGGAGAATGGGAAAGGTATTACGCTTCTGGCTAAAGCCGATGACAAACCGATTCTTTCCGTAAAGATGGATACTGCCTATGAAAAAGCATAACACACAATCCGAATCCATCCGCATCCGATTTTCCGAAAAACAGAAAAAAAGGCTCCTGGAAGAGAAGAGCCGGACAGACAGGAGTGTATCGGATATCGTAAGACAGGCAGTTGATGAATATTTCGGGAGGAAAAGGCGTGTTTAAATTTTTCTCAAAAAATAAAAAAGGCGTTTCGGTTCCAGAAGAATACGAAAAGAAATTCCCGAATGCAGATACCAAACGCATAAGAAAAGACAATATAGTTGTTCATTCGAGTGGAATATGTGCAGATGGGAAATTTTACAACACAGAAAATGCAGAAAAGATATTTACCGATAATATTGACTGCGACCATTACGGATATACATGTTATTCAGAAAAGACTTATTTTTTAACAGCAAAGGGAAATTGGTTTTCAGCATTTACAGTTATTAATGGCTATAGAGAAGAGAACCAAGAAGAAAATACAATAACAACGTGGGTACATATTGCTTATGGCTCTTTGCAAGTTGAAGACAAAGAAAATATAAAAATATTATTGGGAAGGAAAGACATTGACCTTTACAAGAAATATTTCGGGGAGGTGGAAGAAGGATGATGAATTATTTTTTATACAGTATTGGGAATGATGTCCGTTCATGTGAAAAAGAAGAGTATATTCCAAGAGATGCTACTGGAATACTTAAAGTACAAAATGGAGAAGTATTTTCAAAGGAAAACGGAGAATGGAAAAAGTTATCCATGCTATACGCACCAATAAGTGATAACAAGGATAGTCTTCCCGAATCCCCCATTGATGTAGCGTCTATGCTTATCAATGCCACAGTAACTAACGAACTACCGACTGAGAAAATTCCACTGTCTTCATTATTGGAGCAGAAAACATGGGAAATTCCAAAATACAACATTCTACAGTTGGAAGAGATTGCGAAACACCTCCTTCTCTACTGTGAAACTAAAAGAAAGGGGCGCGAAGATGTCTTTAGTAAAAATCACAAACCCCAACCCCAATGATTGGCTCGGCACAAAATATTTCATTGATGGAAATGAAGTTCCGAGAGTAAGATCGATAAATTTTCATACCGCAGTAGATGAAGTTCCAGTATTTGATTTTGAAATGATGGCTGTTCCAGACATTGAAATGGAGTGCTTGGCACAAATTAGTGTCACTTCTCAATCAATTACTGATGCAATTTTAGTTTTAAGGCACGAACTGTTACAACATGGGGAAATTTACAATGGATTCAAATCAAGCCTAAAATCGGCTTTAGAATCCTACAATTACTGTGGAATGCCATTTGAGCCAGAAGAAGAAATTGCAGAAAAAATTCTGGACTTTTTAATTGGGGAGGAAAAAGACAATGAATGAACTTGATGTTATTGGAGTTGCATCAAATCTCATGTTTTTTGTAATTGTTATTGCAGGTGTACTGGCAATGCTTGATGAAAGGAAAATTAATTGCTTGCAAGCTCTGTTTTATTTTTTAATGGAAGTTGTGTTTATTCTGAATATTTTCTTGATTATGAGGTGACAAATGTATTTACCGATTCCAATTGAAATTATCCCGATTGAGTTAATCGAAAGGGTTAAATTCATAAAAGCACCACTTCGACTTAATCCATGTAGGCTCGGAAAAGCCTACGAAAGCGAAAAGTCGATGCATCCAGAGTAGCGAATAACAATCTTTATAGGATAAAAGTGCTGGACTTTATATATCACGCCCCTGGATTAATGGTGCGCCAGGGGGTAATGGGCTATCGCCAAGTGGTAAGGCCGTGGAATTTGACTCCACAATTCGTTGGTTCAAATCCAACTAGCCCAGTTTGCAGTAGTTAATATGCTGCAAAAATGTTCTTTTTTTTCATAAGAAACACCTCTAGCCTTCTAGCCCAACGGGGCTGATTAAAGGGACTTCAAATATCCCGGAAGGCGTATCTGAAGTATCAGGAGTATTTCAGAAAACCTTTGTTATAGTTGGTGGTTAAGAACTGTAACAGTGCCAGTTTGGTTACCAGTATTGCCAACTGGTATCTCAGGAAGCTTAGTTCAGCGGTAAGAGCAACGGCCTCATAAGCCGTAAGTCCTGGGTTCAAATCCCAGAGCTTCCATTTCTTCTAAATGCCATTCATCCGTAATATGGGTGGAAAAAACTTCCAGTTGAGCGTGTGGATTAGGTAAATTTATGTGCGATACGGCGTAGCCTAAATGGATCTGATTTCCCGGCTGGTATATCTCGGAGTTAAAAATATTAACGCAGCGCACGTTAATAAAAGGAGTTTTCAAGAGATGCTGCCCAAAGACGCATAAAAATATCCAGTGAATCTACAGCACTAAAACTTGTAGATAGTGGAAAGCATAACACGATAAACCTATTGCTAACCCGGTTCTTCCGGGTTATTCGAAAAGTGCAAGTAACTGGGAACTGGCTAGTCGACTAGGTATTGATGGTTCGAATCCATCCTTTCCGATTGTTTGGAGACTGAAAGTTTGGTGGTAGGAAAAGCACAGAGCAGTGCGTAGGAATGTATAACCGAGTTCCGAATACGTACTGTTTATCGGTGATATAGTGACTTCCTCTAGTAGTCAATAAGTGAACGTGCTGAAATGGTTCTTCCAAACATGTACATAGCAGGATAGAGAAGCGGAATCTCACATGGCTCATATCCATGGAAACGGCGGTTCGAATCCGTCTCCTGCTATTCCATCTACCAGGTGTAGATAGGACATCTGACTTTAGCATAGCTATTGTTGGTTTTTAGACGAGGTAGCTCAATTGGACAGAGCGATGAGAATATTAGTCATGTTTGTGACTATAATAGCAATTTACTCCATTACAAGGCATAGGTTGGTGGTTCGAATCCATCCCTCGTCACTGCCCCGGTTATCGGTTACGGAAAACCGATTAGAACATGTTTGTGTTCTTCACTGCAAATAATTTTATAGGTTCAAATCCTGTCGGGGCAATTATGTGATGCTTACAGCAATCATTTTGGACATAACTGTTAATTATGAAACCAAAAAGCATCATGAAATTTATGGGACGCTTGCAGCAACTCACTTAAATAAAATCTAATTCGTATATTTTATATTTTTCGTGTCCTGAAAGGAGAAGAAACATGGATTTTGCAAATGCAATGAAACAAGAAAACAAGTTTACAAGAACCGAAAACGGAGCAGTTGAATGCCAGATGAAGCACAGGGAGAAGAGGGAGGAAAAACATGATTAAAATATTAAAACCGGGAACAAAAAAAGAAACAACTTGTGATAAGTGCGGTGCGCTATTGAGTTATGATGAAAACGAAGACGTGAAAGAGGAGTGCATAGAAAAAGCGTTCGTCACAAATATGCCATCTGGATACGGACGTAAGCAGAAATACATCATATGTCCGCAGTGTAAGAACAAAATAATTACGTGGGCTACAAGATAGAGGGAGAATGCCATGAGAATTGAAGATTTGAAGAACAGCTGAAAAATGAAGTTGTTCGGTTATCTGAAAAATGCGAGAAGAAACAGCATATATTTCTGGATTATAAACAGTTATCAGAAAAACTTAACCAGAATCTTCTTGAAAATGATAATTGGAAGATTCCGATTGATGAAATTGAAAATGTAGATACTGGTCATCCATCTATCGAATGGTATGAACAACGCCACCAGTCCGATTGCATTACAATCAATCAGCTTCAGGCCGCATTGGATGTCATTGTTGACCGATATGCGAATTTAAGGAAAAACAAAGGGATGTGCTGATATGGGTGAGAAAGACAAGTTAAGGCGTTTATTTATAGGAGATGAGGAAATATCCATATCGGGAATACCAGAGTTTCCAGGAGATTTAATTGCTTATGCATTACAGACTTTTGATACACAAAATAATTCTGTTATCTTCGCAGGAAAATCACTTGAATTTGAAACCGAATTTAAACTCACTAAAGAAAATGCTTTGCTCTTTGCTTTTCCAGATCGAATAAAACAGAACAATTTCCGTAAAATGCACGGTATTCCGAAACGGAGGAAAATTAATGGTACCAGGAAACGCAGATTATGACCTTGACGGAGCTTTATTGCGTGATGAAGCCGTATATCTAAAGAAACTACATTCAGAGTATCTAGTATGCGATGATTTAAAGATTGGAAATATTGAACCAATATCAAAAGAAGTGTTGAACAATATAGAAATCACACAAAACAAAAAGATTGTTTACGGAACTTTTGGAACATTTTCCATTAATGATTTGCCAAAGCAATTGAGGGAGAAAATTAATGAGCATTAAGTCAGCATTAGAATCCGAAGGGATAGATTTTTCTAAATACATGAACCCACCCGAACCGTGGAATGGACAGGCATTGATACGGAATATCAATGGAACGAAATACGCTTGTTGTCCTTTTTGCCAGAAGAAAGCACTTCTGATTAGCCCAGAGACAAAAATTCAGCATCTTAAATTGAAATGCAAGGGTAGCAATTGTAAGAGAGAGTTTGAGGTGAATGTATGAGAATTGTGGTTAAAAGGATTCCGATTGAGATCATCGAACTTGGAATAGAAACATATGCGCAGATTGATATCGAGGAAATTCTTTTTACATCTTATCCGCCAATTACAAAGACCGTTTTAAAATTTTATACTGAGTACACTGTATTTGAATTTCAAAAGGAATATTCAGTAAAAATAAAAAATGATGATATGGTCATAAAATGTTATATTGGAGGACTTTCAAATATTCTAATTCAAAAAGATGCAGGAGAAAGAACTTCTGTTAAATGGTATAAGGTTATATGCGATTCAGAGGTACATGATGAAAATAATCCTTTGACTTGTTATATAAACCCACATTATCCAGAAACAAAACTTGATAAAGCTATAAAAAGAATCAATGAATCACAGAAATTTGATTCAGTATTCAAAATTGACATTGATGAATTTTTTGAACGACATACCAGAAGGGAATTGGCGCATATCGCACATGAAATTATCAATTATTTGGAGGAACCAGATGAACATAAAACGGATTAAATGCATTTTGACAGGTGGATGCAAGTTCAAAAGTTCGGATACAGAATCAAAATGTAATGATAAAGAAAAGACCTGTACAATCACAGAGACTTGCTACAAATGCGGGAAGAAGTACACTGCCGTATTTACCTACAAACAGCTAGGTGTTCCAGATTAGGAGAAATGTTGTATGGTAGAAATATTTGCAATTTTTGCTTTTGCGTTATTTATATTATTTTTAACTACATGGCGAAGTGATGAAAAGCATGGCATTTCGTATTGGATAGAAATTGTAATATTTGGAATAATCATAACCGCTATTGGAGTGACGCTTTCGCTTTTTATACACGTAATAGGTTTAGCGTTAATTTCAATATTTTCAAGCGTGTTTATTGGATAGTAAAGAATACCGTAGAAATAGTTTATATTATCAAACCTATATATAACTTTAAAGCAAGTGAATAATAGTCAAGAGAGCCACATGAGAGCCAGACTAAATCCTAAAAAGAAAGGAGGTCTGGCTCTATTTTTATGGGAAAAATTACAGAAGGCTCGATTGAATGGTATCGGGCAGTTTTAAATCAGATTATCAATGGGGACATGACAATCTATCAGAACCAAAAAGATTGCCTTGATTTGCTTTTAAATATGAATATTGACCTTCCTTTCAACAAGAACCAAGAAGCACGGAAAATGGCTATGAAAGTAAGTCAATACTCACATAACATAGCAGAGAAGTGTGCTGCATTAACTGGTAGTGGTGACTTTGACGATATATACTGGCAGTATTTGTTACTGGAAGCACCACATTTATTTGAAAGTTACTTGCTTTATATGGAAAAGAATAGACCGGACAGCAAGAAATTTTATATTCCAAGAAGAAAAACACTACATGTGGTAGCCCAAGACCTACAAGATTTGGAAGAAAGAAAGATAGAGTTTTACGGTTTATCGCTTCCAAGCCGTGTTGGAAAATCTACTATGTGTATTTTCTTTATGTCTTGGATAATGGGTAAAAGACCGAATAGTCATAGTGCAATGGGCGGTCATTCTGGAAAACTGGCAAAAGGATTTTACGGAGAACTTCTTAATCTCATTAATACACAGGAATACAACTACAATGAAATTTTTCCACAGTCGAAACTTCAAAAACAAAGTGCTGATGATTTTGAAATAAACCTGGACAAACCAGATAGATTTGCAACAATGACTTGCCGTGGTATTGAAGGAACTTGGACGGGTGCCGTTGATATTTCTTCCGATGGTTATTTGTATGTGGATGACCTTGTAAGAGATAGGCAACATTCATTAAGTCCTACCCGATTAGAAAATACATATCAAGAATATCTGAATAAGATGGTTGACCGTAAGATTGATGGCGCAAGGGAACTTATGGTTGGAACTAGATGGAATTTATATGACCCTCTTGGAAAAATCGAGAAGCTAAATCACGATAATCCAATGTATCGGTTTAGAAAAATTCCAGCTTTGAATGATGAAGGTAAATCGAATTTCGATTATGAGTATGGCGTTGGATTTTCAACAAAATATTATGTCGATATGAAAGCCAGGTTAGACGCTAACGAATGGGAAGCCAAATATCAGCAAAAGCCCTTCTTACGTGAAGGAATTGTGTTTGCAGCTGATGAATTGAGATATTATAACGGCGTTCTTCCAGAAGGGGGATTTGTTAAAAATGTTTCTGCCTGTGATGTTGCGTGGGGTGGTGGTGATAGCTTATCAATGCCAGTGGGCGCAGAATACGAAAATGGAGATGTGTATATTTATGACTGGATTTTCAGCACGGCACCAAAAGAAGGAACATTGCCATTAGTTGTTGGAAGAATCATGGGTAATAATATTCAATCCATCAATTTTGAAGCAAATAATGGTGGAGATATGTATGCCTATTATGTAAATGAACGGTTGAAAGAACATAAATACGCTTGCAGCACGACCAGTACAAAAGCACCTTCAAAACAAGCAAAAAAAGAAAAAATAAATCAGTATTCCGGGGATGTTAAGCAGAATTTCATATTTTTGGCGCCGAAATATCAAGACAAGCAGTATCAAAAGGCTATGGATGAATTAACGACCTTTGTATATATTGGCGATAATGAGCATGATGACGCCGCAGATGGAGTTACACAGCTTGCAATAACACTTGCTGGAAAAAGATTTGCAGAAGTAAAAGCAACTAAAAATTTTATGTGGGGAAGGAGATAGAATATGATGACTGCAACTCAATATTTACGACAGATTGAAAATTATGATAACAGAATCAAAAACAAGCTTATCGAAGAAGAACAGCTCAGTTCTCTTTCCACAAGTGTATCTGCAATTCCTGTTGGAGAAAAGGTACAAATTTCTGTAAAACGCGATCCGATGGGAGATATGGTTGCAAAAATATTTGATCTGCGAGAAGAGATTTCAAAAATGATATCCGAATTTTTACAAAAAAAACAAGAAATAGTCAGAACCATAGAACAGGTTGAAGACCCACTACTGTATGACATACTATTTAAGCACTATGTTGAGTACAAATCATTGGTTCGTATCGCAGACGAGATGGGATATTCTGAAATACATATTAAGAAAAAACACTTAAAAGCTTTGGCAGAAGTAAAAAAGATAAAAGGTTTTGAAAGATGATACCAAAATATACTGAATGATACCGCCAATATGTGTAAAATATAAAGTAGAGCATTGGATTAAAATATCCAGTGCTTTTTATTTTGCAGAAAGGATGGTTCGGCTCGTGAGAAATACAATGAATTTTGTAGATTTATGCCGAGGTGAGTTCGGGCGAAAAGTAGCCTACACAGGCGTTGACCGAATCACTCCACAAAATGTAGTAAAAGTAGTGTCAGATACAATTGGTATACATAATAGAAACCGAACATTGATTGATTACTTGTATCGGTACATGAAAGGCGATCAGCCAATATTATATCGAAACAAAATAGTCCGTCCAGAAGTTAATAACAGAGTGGTTGAAAATCACGCATTTGAAACTGTGAAGTTTAAAGCTGGACAGATTTGTGGGGAACCAATCCAATATGTATGTAAAAAGAAAAATGCAGACGAAAAAATAAATGAGCAAGTTGACCTTCTGAATGATTATCTGGATGAAGCCAATGCAGATGCAAGAAACATCCAGAGGGCAATATACCAAAGTGCAACAGGAACTTCCTATAAGGCTATTCTGAAAGAAGAGGATTGGACAGAAAACGGAGATTTACCGCCATTTAGAATTTTCATCCCATATCCAGGTGATTGTTACATTGTATATTCGCAGAGAAACGGAAAGCCAATGCTATCCGTGCAGATTTTAAAAGATGAAGATGAACAGCAATATTATTTGTGTTATTCAAAGAACCAGTTTTTTGAAATCAAGAATGGAAAAGTAACTAACTACGGCATCAATGGTTTTGGCGGGATTCCTATTGTTGAATGCCCGAATAATCACGACAGACTTTCAGATGTTGAAATTGCAATCACCTTATTCGATGCAATCAACAAATACCAGTCCGATAGATTAAATGGCGTGGAACAGTTTGTGCAAGCCTTTATGAAGTTTAAGAACTGCGAGGTAGACGAAAACGAATTTTTGAAAATGGTAAAACTTGGTGCTATCTCTGTTAAAGATACTGGAAATGGCTGTCAGTCGGATGTTGAACTGATGACCGCTGAACTGAATCAATCAGAGAGCCAGGTTGCGAAGGATGATATCTACAATAATATGCTGATTGTGGAAGCAATGCCAAACCGACAAAGCAATAGCGGAGGGGATACAGGAAATGCCGTATACCTTCGTAATGGATGGGATTTTGCAGAGAGAGATGCAAAATTGGTAGAAGCATTCACCAAGGAAGCTGAAAAGGAATCTGCCAGAATTATTCTGAATATTATCCGTGGCACATCAAATGATGTTAATATCTCAACACGAGATTTCGATGTGAAGATAACCAGAAACCCAACAGACAATATGCTTGTAAAAGCACAAGCGCTTGATTATCTGTTCAAAAATAAAATTCATCCGCTTATTGCACTGATTACTTGCGGTTTATTTAGTGATCCGCAGAAAGTCTACGAAATGAGTTTACCGTATCTGGGAACTATTTACCCGGAACTGGCAGACCCGGAAGCGGAAATGCAGAAAGCACAGCAATTACTTGACGGAAAGTTTCAAAATCCGTCCAAAACAGAACCAATGGCAAATTCTCCATCTAACGAAGAATGAACCAAATTTCGATTATTTAAGGAGTTTTAGAGAAATCTAAGGCTTCTTTTTTAATACTCAAAATCAAATAAATTGCAACAGCCCGTGAGCGTAAATCGGGTACAGACCATGTGCGGAGCGAACCGTGTTGAAAAAGCGTATTGGACTGGAAGAAAGGAGATTTCAATGACAAGAGAACAGGCAAAACAGGCACTTATCGGTATGGGAGTTGCAGAACCTTCCGAGGAACAGGTTTCTAAGCTTCTTGATTCTATTTCTGCTGAAACTAAGAAAGAGAAAGACAAAAATGTTTCTCTGAAGGAAAAAGCTGAAAAAGCAGATTCCCTGGAAAAAGAGTTGGAAGAGTTGAAAAAGCAGAACATGACCGAAGCCGAACGGCTAGAAGCTGAACGCAAGAAAGAAAAGGAAGCAGTGGATAAGGAGTTAGCTGATTTGAAAGCTGCGCTTGCAGAATCCAACAAAAAAGCCCTTACCAGTGAAATTACTTCTATGTTCGCAAATGCAGGACTTTCAACCGAAACATACGCGAGTGCTATTAAAGCATACGCATCTGCACCGTATGAGAAACCAGAAGATGCAATGAAAGAAGTCGAAACTTTTGTTAAGGGAGTTTCCGAAGCAAATAAAACAGCACTCGATACCGCAAAGGCAGCTTGGGAGAAAGAAGCATTGGAAAACACTCCGAATCCGGGCGGTGGTAGTGGTGGCAAAGCTACAGTGAAAAGCGATGCTGCTGAATTCGCAAAAGCTTACTCAGCAAAAAAAATGAACCAGGAAACTAAATCAGCGGACGGTAACGCCCCTGTAAATATTTAAGTAAAGGAGATATAAATAATGGCTTTTATGAAAACAGAGCAATATGAGTCCACTCCAAATATTCTTGAATCCGAGGTCGGACTTGTACTTAAAACCTACACAGCAGATCAAACAAATGCTGAAACAGTTGGAACTAAGAAAATTATTAAAGCAGGTTCCGTATATCCAACAAATGCGACAGGCGCAATCGGCATTGTATTTGAAGATGTTGATATGACAGATGATACAAAGAGACCAATTTCCGTGATCGTCGCAGGCCGTGTTCTCGAAAAAAGACTTCCAGTAACAGTTAACACTACTGCAAAAACAGAGCTTGAAAAAGCCGGAATTGTTTTTGTAGTCACAGAAGACCCAGTATTTTAAGGAGGTATGACAAATGCCATTTAATATTTTGGAATCAATTACCCAAGAAGAAAGACTTAATTTCTCTCAGAATTTCAGCGTTAAAAGACCAGGTATCCTCGATACCATTTTCCCAGATACAAAAACCCAGTATCTGAAAGCAGAGTATTACAGACTTATGGCTGGACAGAATCTCCCTGAAGTTGCATTCGTCCACGCTCTTGATAGCGAAGCAGAAATCGGCACAAGACCTGGATTTGAAAAAGTCCTGACTGAAAAACTCTTCATTAAGAGAAAAATCAATCAGTCCGAAAACTTACGGCAGGCAATTGAAAACGGTGTGCCGGATAATGAAGCGCTGAAAAGCTTTGTATTTGATGATGCAGCCAGACTGTTCGAGGGCGTTGTTACAAGAGCAAATGTTATGAAAGGACAGTTCCTTTCCACTGGCGCTGTAACAATCAAAGAGAATCATGTTGACATGGGAATTGACTATGGCGTTCCAGCAAGTGCAAAAGTAACGCTTACTGATTGGTCTAAGCCAGATGCAGACATCATGGGCGATATCCAGAAAATGGTAGCTGTAGCAGAAGGCAATGGCTATGTAGTAAACAAAGCTGTTACTTCTCTTAAAATGATTAACTATATGCGGAACAACACTGCAATGCAGACAGCTGTTCTGGGTGCTGCAAATAAAAGGCTTCTCACAAAGCAGGAGCTTGCCAATCTGCTTATGCAGGAATATGAAATCACAATTGATCGTTGTGATGAGAACTTTAATTTCAGAAAAGCAGATGGAACCCTGAAAACAGCCAGATACCTTAAAGAGGATGTATTTACTCTGTATGAAGCAGATGCTAACGGTTCTTTCGGTGTTGGTCTCTGGGGTGTGACACCTGAGGAACTTGAATACAGACAGTTCATTCAGGAAGAGAACCGTTCTTTTGTAACCCTTTCCATGTGGGCTACACAGGATCCAGTTGCAGTATGGACAAAAGCATCCGGTATGTTCGTCCCGGTTGTACCCAAAGCCAACGGCGGTATCGTAATCGGTACCAAGGCGGGGGAATAACCGGGCATAGTCTCGATGAAAACAGCCAGTCACCATCTGTAGCAAGTGCTTATGATGAATCAACACATAAGTATACAGAAAGCGAGTTGTCTAATATGACTGTATCTCAGTTAAGACAACTCGCAAGTGATAACGGCTATGCCCTGACAGCAACTAATAAGGCTGGAATAATATCAGAGATTTTATCTCAGCAAAGGTAGGTGATTAAATGGACGAACAACTTATAGAGGATTTGACAAATTATCTTGAAGATGATGCAGAAACTGCGAGGATGATTCCTCTTTCAGCAAAGAGGGCTATTCGTTCATTTAAGAAGAAAAGGAATTATCCTTCATCTTACAGTGATGAGAAAATAAATTCCGATATGGAAAACTGCTATGATTGTATATTTGATTTGGCTCTTTTCTTTCTGGTGAAACAGGGAGCTGAATTCCAAGGATCACATTCCGAATCTTCTGTAAATAGAAGTTGGAATTCCGAAACTGAAATATATGTAAATCATGGTGTTTTTCCATTTATCGGGTTCTAAGATGGTGTGTGCGTGATACGTCAATCCTCCCACGTATCGCAGGGGTGCTTCAAGCTAGGTGGGTAGAAGCAATATCTAAAAAATGGGAGTGATGGAAAGGAATAGCGATGGGATGTGAACACGAGTGTATCAACGAACACCGCTTGCAAGAATTGGAAAGTGCCGTCCATGAGATGAAAGAAAAGCATTCAAAAAGGGATGAAGGCTTTTTTAATCGTATCAATGCGCTAGAACAGAAAATTGCTTTATACAACAACGATCTGGGACACATCAAAGATACAGTTGACGAAATGAACGACAATTTAAAAGCACTCATGGAAAAACCAGGAAAATTACAGGACAAAATTATTGCTTATGTTATAACTGGCATAATTGGTATTGTTTTAGGTTTTGCCCTTAAAGGCATTTTCCCGGTGTAATATTGATTCCACTAACAGGGAGGACGGTGGAATGGATAATTATAAAGACTTTTCGGAAGATGAAAGAATCTTCTATTTGCGTGAAGCTGGATTTGATTCCAGAGAAAAAGAGTTATTCCGATTGCGTGTTTACGAAGAAAAAACACTTGCAGAAGCTTCAGAAATCATGGGTTACAGCACAAGAACAGTAGACCGCATAAACAGAAAATTAAAGAAGAAAATTATAAAAGTTGCCCCGATGTATTGTCGGGGCTTTTCTTTGTATTCATAAAATGTGGCGTATTTATGGCGTTATCATGGCGTGTTAATCAACCTCTTATTATTGTAAAATATAATTATAAAAACAAGGGAGGTTTGAGATATGCAGTATGGTAATCCGTATTTTTCACAACCATTTCAACAAATACAACCGTATCAAGATAGATTAGCACAATTACAGAATAGTTATCAGCAGGCAATGCCATACGGACAGGCACAGATTCAGCAACCAATACAGCAAATGCCACAAGTACCACAAATCCCCATGTTACAAGGACAGATGGTTGATGGCATTGATACTGTAAAGGCAAAAGACGTAGATATGTCTGGAAACCCTGTTTATTATCCAAAAACAGATGGAACAGAAATATATAGAAAACAATTACAGGCAGATGGAAGAAGTAGAATTTTTGTTTATCGACTTATAAATCCGGAAGAACAACAGCAACCAAAGGTAGAAGAAAAACCGATTGACATAGAAGCTATGTTTAATCAACTTCGGAACGATGTTTGTTCTGAGATTTCCCAAATAAAGAGTATGTTCCCGACACAAATGTCGGGGACACCGGAATCTAAGCAGAACGGAGGTAAACAGAGATGATGAATCCAATGCAACTTATGCAGATGATACGTGGTGGAGGGAATCCTCAACAAGCCATAATCAATATGATGAAAAGACAGGCAGGGAATAATCCTGTAATTGACAACGCAATTAATATGATGGAAAAAGGTGATAATGCAGGAATTGAAAAGCTTGCAAGAAATCTTTGCCAAGAAAAAGGGATTAATCCTGATGATATGTTATCGCAGGTTAAGAATCAGTTTGGAATAAAATAAATTCGCTACAATAATTAAAAGAGCCGCGGTCTTTTGATTTTGTATAAATTACAAAAATCAATAAGGAGGTAATCACTATGATGAATGGTGGATTATCAGCAAGCGATGTCGCTGTATTAAGCGGCTCTAATAACCGTGCCGATGAAGGCTATGGCTTTGGCGGTGGCTGGGCATGGTGGATTATTATATTGCTTATCTTCGGCTGGGGCGGTTTCGGCGGCTTTGGCGGCTGGGGCGGCAATGGTGGAAACGGTACAAATGGTGCAGGTTTCCAAGGATGGGCAACCAGAGCGGATATCAATGAGAGCTTTGCTCTGAACGATATTCAGAATGGCATCAGAGGTATTCAGCAGGGCATTTGCGATAGCACATATGCGCTTAACAATACCATGCAGAGTGGATTCAACGGCGTGAACGTTGGAATGCTTCAGGGCTTCAATGGCGTTCAGCAGGCAATCAATGCTGATACTGTAGCCGGTATGCAGAATACCAATGCATTACAGTCTCAGTTAGCAAGTTGTTGCTGCGAGACCAGAGAAGCTATCCAGGGCATCAACTATAACCTGGCTACCAACACTTGTGCATTGCAGAACACAATGAACAATAACACCAGAGACCTTCTGGAAAATCAGAACAGCAACACAAGAGCAATCCTTGATTATCTTTGCCAGAAAGAGACAGCAGATCTCAGAGCAGAGAATCAGGCACTTAAACTGGCGGCTTCACAGTCCGACCAGAATGCGGTATTACAGGCGGCTATGAACGCAAATACAGCAGAAATCCTCAGACGCACTGCACCGCTTCCAGTTCCGGCATATCCGGCAAGTAATTTGTATGGATATTATGGAAACTGTGGATGTGGGGGAAACAACGGTTGTTGCTGATTTTATCATTGAATTAAATTAAAAATTGAATATGTACCGTTCTTATGATATAATAAAATTATCATAGGAGGAACGGTGCATGGTTAATCAAGATTTAATAGGTCAAAAATTTGGGAAACTTACAGTTGAATCTAGCGCAGGAACCAATAAGTGGAAACATAGGTTATGGGAATGCAAATGCGATTGTGGCAATATTGTGATCGTAGACACATCTAGACTAAGAAATGGTCACACAAAAAGTTGTGGATGTTTACACCCAAAAGCGGAAGATTTGACAGGAAAGCGTTTCGGAAAATTGACCGTAGTAAAGAAAATAGGCAGGAAAAATCGTTCTAATTATTGGAAATGTCATTGTGACTGTGGCAATGATGTCAATTGCTATCAATACAATTTAATGAGGGGAACAAGTACATCTTGCGGATGTTTGCGCAGTTATTACTCGAAACAAAGTAGAAACTGTCATGGAGAATCAACCGGAATTTTATATAAAAAATGGTCTTCGATTAAAACAAGATGTACTAACCCAAATGACCCGCACTATAAAGACTATGGTGGACGTGGAATTAAATTGTGTGATGAGTGGCAAGAATATTGGCCGTTTAGAGAATGGGCTTATGCGAATGGATATCAAGAAGACTTAACCATTGAGAGAAAAGACGTAAATGGAAATTATTGTCCCGAAAATTGTTGCTGGATTGCTGGGTTTGAACAAGCCAGCAACAAAAGAAGAAGTGTATTTTTAGAGTACGGTGGGAAAAAGCAAACAATTTCTCAGTGGAGTAGAGAACTTGGAATAGGAAAAGAAACCATTGCGTATAGGGTACATGCCGGATGGAGTGCGGAAGAGTGCTTATTTGGTAAAAAGAACAGAACTGGAAATTCTAGCCCTAGAATGAATATCCCTGACTATTTATCTTAAAAGTAACAAAAGTTGTTGAACTCACCCTTAGAGGTTGACTAAATTCTAAGAGGTGGGTTGCGGCTCACCTCTTATTGATTGAGAGGTAAAAAATATGGCATGTAAGAATGTTTGTAAGATTTGCAATCACCTTGTGCTGTCTACTGCAATTGCATTCACAGGTGGAAATCTTGTGGTTACTATCCCGGAAGGAAGCTACAATAATGGAGAAAAATACTGCATTGTTTTAGCACAGTCTATTCCAAATACAACCACAATTACCGCCCCAGTGATGATTCAGATAGGAACAGGAACAACCTTGTATCCGTTAGAGAATCGTTGTTGCGCACAGGTAACAGCATGTGGCGTCAGAACCAGAACAAAATATGCAACCAGAGTTGCAACAAGTGCTACTGGTGGAGCGTTCAAAATGTTAGGAAATCCGGCATGTAGTCCGAACAATAATCTGACTGCAATCAATGGTACAGCCCCAACAGCTGAAAATGTTGTACAGGCTGTGAAGAAGGGAGGTATCGTGAATGCATAAGACAGCAATGGAAATGGGAAAATGGGCTATGGAAAAAGCAAAATCACATGGCTTTGACAATCTCAGTGCTCAAGATTGGGACGATTTGAAAGACTGCATGGAAGCAGTAAAATGTGCAATTTGCGCTGATAAAGATTATCGCATTGTGGAAGCTATGGATGAATGCGAACAGGAAGAAAAGTATCTTGGACGCATGGGATATGACCGTTATCGCTATTCTAATGGGCGTTTCGCTCCAAAAGGTAGGGGAACCAGAAAAGGTTATAGACCATATCTGTACATGGAAGATGATGACTGGATGGATGAGTATTTAAACAATCCAGAATTTGAGCGCAACATGTACCGCATGGGATATCATCCAGACCGTAGTGATATGGAAATGGATGACATGAATCGGAAGAAATCCAGATATGGTGAATCCTATGATAGATACGATGAGAATCGTAGGCACTATCATGATTCCAAAGACACGGAATCCAAAAGAAAAATGGATGATTCCATGAAGGAGTACACATCTGACATTATCCGTAATCTCACGGAAATGTGGTCTGATGCGGATGCAACGCTCAGACAGTCGATGAAAACTGATCTGACCCGTCTTGTACAGCAGATGAACTAGAACAATAAATGAATTAAGCCCTTGTCGCAAAATAATGCGGCAGGGGCTTTTTAGTTATGGAGGTGCATAGTATGCCAAGAAAAAAATCAGAAGTCAAAATTAAAATGATTTGTGAGAAATGCGGAAAACCGCAGAAACCAAGCACTGACAAATCAACAGCCAATTGGAATGTGTATGACTGCCATGAAAAATGTGAATGCGGTGGGAAATTCGAGGATTGATTATGGAGAAATGCAAAATAAATGTTCTTGGAACGGATTACAGAATTATTCCGAAAGAATTAAAAAATGCAGATGTTGATGGTTATACAGACAATACATCAAAAGAAATTGTCATTAGAATAGACAATGCGAATAATGTTGGAGATTTTGATTTCTTGCAGAAAAAGCAATTAAGACATGAAATTATTCATGCATTCTTATCAGAAAGTGGATTACAGTGTAATTGGCAACACTTGGAACAGTTTGGACATGACGAAACTACGGTTGATTGGTTTGCAATTCAATCTCCGAAGATTTTCGAGGTATTTAAAGAACTTGATTTAATTTGAAAAGGATGATGAGAAACCATGCTGAAACAATTCTATATGAACGGGGACTTATGGAGAGTTTGCTTTGTTTCTCCCAATGATAATGTGTTAATTGACCGCACAGGAAAACGCACACTTGCTGTATCTGATTATTCCACAATGATTATTTCAATTGCAAACAACCTACATGGCGAACTTCTAAATCGTGTATTTATCCATGAATTAGGTCATTGTGTGATGTTCAGCTATGGTTTATTGCCAGAGCTTCACCGCATGGTTAAGAAACGGTATTGGGTGGATGCAGAGGAATTTGTATGCAATATTCTGGCAGACTACAGCCATTTCGTGATTGGCACGGCCAGAGATATTTTGGGAAACCAGTTCACATATGTAGCTCCTATCGGAGCAGAAAGGATGATTGCATAGATGACAATAGCAGAAAACACAGTTATTTTTGATGGAATCAAGTACAATCCCGGTGACGAATTGCCGGATTTAGGCAGTTGGGTATGTACAGATGCAAAAGGTATGGTTCGTGATTACGAGGGACTTTCAAAAGACGTATCAAAGCTCCCACATTATGTACAGAGCGGTTCTTCGGCCTTGTGCCTTGATACTTCTGAATTATATGAATATCATAAACCTACTGATACATGGTACAAATTATAAGGGAGAAAAAATATGCCATTAACACCAAAAAAAGTATATGCAATATTAAAACGCCAAATTTCCGATATGGAATCACAACTAAATCATCCTGTTAGGTATAAAGGAACAGTTTCTACATCCGATTTGCTTCCGTTAAATCCAGCCATTGGAGACATGTACAATATCGAATCTAAATCCATCTACGGCGAAGCTGGAATGAACGTAGCCTGGAATGGCGTGACTTGGGATACTATGGGCGCACCGATTGATATGTCGCTCTACATTAAATCAAGTGAATTGGCAGATTGGGCAAAGCAACCTCAGAAACCATCTTATACAGCAGAAGAAGTTGGTGCGTTACCGGCTGACTCAAAAATTCCAACAAAGGTCAGTGAACTTGAAAATGATTCGAACTACCTTTCCGGAACAGACGAGACTCTGAGCGTATCTGGAAAGGCCGCAGATGCAAAATCTACAGGAGCTGCAGTTGATTCGCTAAAAAAATCAATCGAAGATTTAAGGGAAAAACGCATTGAGAAAACCGCAGATGATACATCTGTTGTACTGGATGCAAGTACGTTTTATGTTTTTCCAGAAATGCAAACATTGAGTGTTACTGGATTGAATGGCCATTTTCGTTTCACGTCTGGCTCCATGGCTACAACTCTTACTCTTCCAGATTCCGTGATCTCTGATCTTGCAGTTGAACCTAACAGGATATACGAAGTAAGTATTGTTGATGGATACCTGGCATGGACAAGTTGGGCGGTGAGCTGATGATAACCAATAATATGATTACCAGACGGGTAATGATGAATGATAAACTTCAGGACAAGGATGGGACTCAGATTACGTGCGAGAATTGCAAGGGAAGTAAGTTCTCAGGATTGAAAATATACGGCAAGAGTAAGCAAGTAACCACCACTGGGGCGCAGCTATTTCCGCCCCCAATGCTAGGAAGCCAAGAAAAAAATGGCATAACTATTGATTGCATGGAGGATGGAAAAATACGTATCAGTGGAACCGCCGAAATAACAACGGATTTTTACGTATCGAGAATGCAGCTGTCTGCCGGGACCTATACTTCTTCTGGTGGAGTTAATATTGATGCAAGCGTATTAAGATATGCGCTTGTTGATGATATTGGAGTGCCATATTTTGATGTGGACGGTGATTATACAACAGATACGATAAAAGAACCTATAGAGGCAGAATTGCTATTGAGAGTGTACGCCGGAAAAACAATAGATCTTATTGTCCAACCAATGCTAAACGCCGGTTCCACCCCTCTCCCATGGGAGCCCTACACAGGTGGAAAACCTAGCCCGTCACCGGATTATCCGCAGGAGATAGAGAGTGTGGGGCAGGGTAAGACAATTGGGATTAATGTGAGAGGGAAGAATCTGTTAAGGATAGATAACAGCCTCGAAAATTATGAAAGCGAGGAGTATGCGGGTACGGCAAATCGCATAATATCTTCAGGGATGGTTGCTATTGGGCTTGATAATGCTAATCTTTTTGTGCCGCAATATATCAGCAACTGTGTGATGGATAATGGGAGCATTTCATATCATACTAAGAGTCCTGGTTTTGCAGTAGGTATTGGAGCGCAATTAACATCAGGGCAGACATATACATGTTCTTTCGATTCGACTAATAACGGAAGATTGTGCTTGTTGTATTATGATACCAATGGCACCTGCTTGAAAAAACAAGATTTTGTAAAAAGCACGTTTACCGTGCCTGAAAATGTAGTGTATACAGTGTTGCTGTTTAGGGATGCTGATAAGGCCGGTGACTACAAATTTTGGGACATTCGACTAGAATCCGGTGATACCGCAACCCCGTACGAACCCTACCATGAGGCACAATCCATGGACATATCCACGCCAAATGGTCTACCTGGCATACCAGTGTCATCCGGTGGAAACTACACGGATGTGGACGGACGACAATGGATCTGCGATGAGGTGGATTTTGCAAGAGGTATGTATGTGCAGAGAATTACCAAGAAACTTTTGACCTCAACTGGAAAGTATGCATTATCGAGTACAGCAATTTCAAACAAATTCCGTATATTCATAAATGATATATCAGCAAATACTGTACTTCCGGTAAAAACGCCAGATAAGATTGGAGCTGTTATGGCAGATTTTCTTTTTGCTAAATCGGCAAATGAAACTTATAAATGTAGAGAGGGAATATTTGTTGAGATTACAGGAAACATAACTTTCTACGTAGAAACAATTCAGACAGTAGAACAAGCGCAAGAATATTTTAAAGATAACCCAATGACGTTATATTATGCATTGGCCGCTCCCATCGAAACCCCTCTCACCTCCGACCAGCTAGCCGCCTATAAGCAACTCCACACCTACGCTGATAGTACGGCAATAATCTCCAACGATGCAAATGCGTATATGGGGGTAACATATCGGAGGCTGAGGGATTAATTCTGCCCTCCAAAATTTTTTTATTGGAAAAATACGAGTTAATTGTTTAAAGCATTTATAAGAGATTACGCGATTGTAATCTCTTTTTATTTTGGAGGAAAATAATATGAACCAATCCAGGGCGAGACCACATAACCGGCCTTATTTTTTACAATCATGTTACGGAAAACAATAAATTCCGGAGAAAGGAAGGAAAGTGGAGCAAAAGGTTCAGGAGCAGGAGAAAACGATCAAGATGTTGACTTCCTGCCTGCTGGAAATGTCAGAGGCGGTTTATGCGTAAATTATTAATCAATTTATTTTTGCTATGCGCAGGAAAGGATGGTATTAGAATGATGGCAATGTTATGGGCACAGGAAATTATGAATCAGGAAACAGTAGAGGGCGCAAAGAAAATGTATGCAAGGGTTCCACGTCTCTTAAAAGAAAAGGTGAAGGATATTCTGATTCAATCTGGAATGAAGGAAATCACTGAATAAATGACAAATTTACAGATTATATAAGCAGGTAATTTCTATGAGAGGATTAGTCCGTCAAAAACAAAAAGTATATTGGTCACGAATATCCGAAAAGACAGAAGGATTAGACCGAATTAAGGTTTATGAGAAACCAGCTTTGTACTCTTTTTCCGTATCATCTACAGCCGGAACACCGGAAGAAATCGCAGCCGGAATAGTGCCAGATTATGACAGATACATTACAAGCTTTAATCGAAATTTTCACCCACAGGAAGCAGATATATTTTGGATAGACAGAATCCCACAAATAAGCGAAGATGGAAGCCTTATTTTGGACGAAAATGGAGAACCTACAGTATTGCCAGATTATGTACTAAAGAAGATTTTAGATACAAAAAAAGGCAATATTGCCAGATATGGAATTTCTAAGAGAGGAAACGAGGATGGGTAAGACAATAAAATGCGACTTATCAACGAAATCTATTCAAAATGCCATCAAAAAATTAAAAGCTTACCAAAATGAACTACAGAGGAAAAATGAGATTTTTGTAAAACGATTGTCTGAAATCGGGTTGGATGTTATTCAAACGACCATGGAGTCAATCCCGGATGAAGAAAAAGGCTCTTACTATACAGAAATCATTAATGATCAAAACGGAAATATCGTCGGGGCTTCTGTTAGACTATCTGGTGAAAAAGTGTTGTTCATTGAATTTTCAGCAGGAATAACATACGGTATAAATGATTATCCTTTATCTAGTGGAAATTCTTACGGAATGGGAACATATCCTTCCAAAAAAGAAAAATCAGACTGGGACAATCCAAACGGCTGGTGGTACACAGACGAAAGTGGACGACCGCACCATTCATATGGAAATAGAGCGTATATGCCTATGTATCACGCAGAACAGGCCGTTATTATTGCTGTTCGTAAAATTGCCAAAGAGGTGTTCTCTTCTTGAAGATGATACCGAAGTATACTGAATGATACCAACCAATTATGTTATGATTACAGTGTTAAATTGTAGCAAGATATGCAATGCGTTCACTATGAAAGTGGGCGCATTTTTTATTGTGAGGTGACAGATATGCCAGACACAATAGAATCTCCTGTATTGGAAGTTTTTTCAAGATGGGGAGCGGCTGTTTCTAAGATTACTGGCGCAGACAATTATTCCATGGACGGAAGCGAAACAAATGCTTCTGGCAAAAAGGCATATGCACAGCTTTATATGCTTGGAAATCCAATTACGAGAGGTGACCTTGAAGGGGATGAATGTGCAACAATGCCATCATTTCAAGTAAATTGCTTCACATCTGGGAGCAAAGCATTAACCAGATTGTATGAATTGGACAAGATAAGTCACAAAGCAATGGTGAGCATGGGATTCCGTCGTACATATGGACCGGAGCCTATGTTTTTTGGTGACAGTGGAATCAAAAAGCTTGTAAGCCGATACAGCCGAATATATACAGGAACTTTATTAGATTAGGAGCAGAAATGCTTCTATTTTTTTACCCAAAAAATATGAAAGGAGAACATCGAAAAATGAAAGCAGACAAACTACTTTGGCTGAAAGCAGCAGGAATTAGAGCCGTAAAAACAGTCGCACAAACAGCAATAGCAACCATTGGAACCGCAACTGTAATCGGAAGCGTCGATTGGAAAATGGTTTTATCCGCATCTTTACTTTCTGGCTTTTTATCTCTGCTTACATCTGTAGCAGGATTACCGGAACTGAAAACAGACAAAGAAGAGTAGAAAGGCGGTGATCCGCTATCTCCCGGCACAGGGTTACGTGCATAAAAATTAAATTAAAGAAAGGAGCCTATTAAAATGGCAGATTTAACAACACTTGGCGTAACTTTTCATTACGGTGTTGAAACCGTTAAAGGAACGAAGCCAACTGCATTCACCTGGTTAAAAAGATGTAGTTCCATTGGTGGAATTTCTCTTGATACAGAACAGATTGACGTATCAGCTCTTGAAGACTTCATTACACAGTACGCATCTGGTAGACAGGATACTGGTGGTACTTGGGATGTAACCTTCAATCTTAACGCTGATGTTATCACAGCATTAAAGAAGCTTATGACTGATGCTGCAACAGGAAAGTCAAAAGGATTTAGAGTTTGGTTTGAAGTTGTATTTCCAGACCTCGAAGATGCATTCTTTGTTATCGCAGACCCAGGGAAAAATATTCCATTGTCTGATATTGGACAGAATGAAGCAGCAACAATTCCGCTGTCTCTCATTATTCAAGAGTATAAAGGCCTTGATACAAAAGTTGTTTCTGACGAACTTACGCAGGCTTTAGATACCGCAAAAGCAGTAGCAGATTCCACAGGTGCAATGACACTTAACTAAAAAACATGTCGGGAGGATTATAAAATGGTAACTTTTAATGTACACGGAAAAGAGTATAAGGTTGTATTTGGATACGGACTTCTTACAAAAACAGATGTGCTTGACAAGGTACAGGGGATTACAGATGGAAAAGAGAAAAGTCTTCAGAAGATGATTTCTCTTCTCCCGGAACTGCTTCTTGCCGGACTTCAAAAGAAGCACAAGGAAGAGTTTGGGTATGAAAGTGATTCTGAAAAAGAAGCTGCTCTTGATAAAGTCTGTGACCTTTTGGATGATTACGAAGATGAAGGAACTGAGGAAAATCCGAAAAGCGGATTTGATTTATACCAACTTCTCGACAAAGAATTGGAGAAAAATGGTTTTTTATCCGGTCTGCTGAATGCAGTAGCAGAAGCACAGGCAGTGGAGAAGAATGCAACGAAGCTTCCGCAGGATCACAAAAAGAAAAATTAACTTTTCGAGAAGCTGTTTACCAAGAGATTCTTCCTTTATACCTCTCTATTGGTGTATCTAAAGAAGAATTTATGGATTCCACCCCAACAGAGTTAAAGCCTTATCTCGAAGCTGAAAAGATACGCCAAAAGAGGAAAGATGCCGAACTCTGGCAAGCGGGCATTTATGAAACATCAGCCACATTCACAGCTGTTGCAAATGCTTTAATGGGGAAAAAATCCAAAGCAGAGTATTTAAAAAAACCTTTACTGGAATCAGCAGAGGAAGAAAAACGTAAACAGGAAGGCATACTTTCCGAAGAAGAAAAGAAAAAACAGAGAAACGCACTTTTGGCAAGCTTGCAACTCATGCAGGCGAACTTTGAGCTTAACCATGAAAAGGGCAGGCAGGATGAATAAACCTTGTCTGCCCTTTATTTTTTTGTAAAAAAAGGAGGGATAAATAAAATGGCTGACAATACCATTGATACCCTTGATATACAAATTAGCAGCAGTACAGAAAAAGCAGTACGTGCGCTGACTAATCTTTCAAATAAACTCACAGAAGTTAATTCCGCATTAAGCGGAGCTAATACAAACGGACTGCGTAGCTATGCAAGGGAACTTGGGAAGGTTACGTCTGCCTTTAATTCTCTAGGCAATGTTCGTACTTCTGGGCTTGATAGTGCTATTTCAAAATTAAACACACTTAGTAAAATCAACCTTAGCAATCTTCAGAATCAAAAGATTAGTATTGATTTGGATATCAAGGGTGGAGATCAAACACAAAAACTGCAATACGCCATTGATAAAACAGTACGTGATATTAAAATTAACACCTCTTCCATTTCAAAGCAATTGATTGAAGCCTTTAACTTAAAAGGCGGTGCCGCTTCAAAAGTTCGATCTCAAATGAACGAGCTTGCAAAAGAAATGGCACAGTCTTTTGATGGGAAAGAAATCTCTGGAAATGTCGGGAGCATTGTTGAAGAAATTGGAAATACAATTCTCAAAAGCGGAAGTGTAGTAAAAGCTAACCTTGGAAGCTACTTAGATGGTGCAGAACAGGAATGGGTTGATTTTTACAATTATTTCAAAAACAAGAAAATCTATGTTTCTGATATGTTGAAAGCTGATATTGGAAAGGGAGAATTTTCAGAACTTTTAAAGAATAGCCTTAATAAAGTTGTTACCGATGCAACAAAAGGAATCACTCTCGATAAATCATGGGGAGAGCTTTCAGATAGATTTCCAACATTAATTCCAAAAGATACTATTAATGCGGCAGATCAGCTTGTTACTGTTCTGGAAAATATAAAGAAAGTTAGAGAATCCATTAAGCCAGTTTCCATTGAATCTCTTTACGGTGAAAGTGCTTCTAAAGCATCAGATAAAGTATGGGAAATGGCAGTCGATTCAACAGGACAATTAGCAGAACAAGTAAAATCTCGCCTTAACGATGCTTTGAAAAGTGCGGATGGACAACTTCCTATTGATGTAAAAATCAATACAGAAAAGATTACTCTTGACATTCAGAATGCAATCAATAAGGTTGCCGAACTGAAATATAACACTGTAAAAGTCACTCTGGATGTAGACACTACAGGAATTAAAGATGCAGTTGCCGGAAAACTTAAAGAAATTGATGCAGGGCAAATGACAAGTATTGCTGATGGAATGAAACAGTTTTCAGATTCTTTAAAAGCCATGGGAACTGTCAATTATAAAGCTTCCGGTTTGAACGCAATTATTAATTCCATTAGCAGATTTAGCCAGGTAGATATTAGTAATTTTAATTCTATGAAACTTGGCGAGATAATCACTCAGTTATCTGGATTATCGGAAATACCGGATGTATCTGCAAGTGTTAATCGTTTTGTTAATTCAATGGCTAGACTAGCCAATTCCGGTGAATATATTGCAAATGTATCGGCTGAATTACCTGCATTGGGAAGTAGCTTGAAATTTATCACAGAAAGCTTTATTGGTGTTGATGGAATTTCAGATTCCGTAAATAGGTTTGTTCAGTCAATTGCACAATTGGCAAGTGCTGGTGGTAAAATTTCTCAATCTTCTGGACAGCTTGGAACATTGGCAAAGGAAGTGTTGTCTTTCTTCAATGTAATGAAAACTGCACCAAAAATCAGTGAAAATACATTAAGAATGACAGAAGCTTTGGCACAGTTAGCTACTGCAAGTGGAAAAATAAATAAAGCCACAAATTCTATTACGAATTCATTTTCGAGATTATCAAATGCCACAAATGGGATTGGAAATGCCGGAAGAAAATTATCTTCCATGATTGGCTCTGCATTAGCTAATTTTGGAAATACTGCAACTGTAACCACAAGAAAGACAGGTTCATTGACTTCACAGCTTGCCGGATTATATGCAAAATTCTTTACTGTGACAAGAGGAGTTAAAGCGCTTTGGAGTTCTGTGAAGTCTGCATCTGATTATGTTGAAACATTGAACTATTTCAATTCTGCATTCGAACAAGTTACAGACGGATTGGACGTGAGCAAGTGGCAGAATGCAGGAGTAAAATCCGCAGAGGAATATGTGGGTTCTTTTGAAAAACGTGCAAAAGAACTGACAAAAAAAATGACTGGATTTGAAGTATCAGATGCAGGTGATCTGACTAGAACAAAAGGCACGAGCCTCGGACTTGATCCGAACCAAACGATGAATTATCAAGCTACCTATGCTCAGATGGCATCATCTATGGGGGCAACAGCAGATGCATCAACTAAGGTTTCACAAGCTTTAACAGAAATCGGGGCAGACCTTGCTTCTGTAAAGAACCTTGAGTTCAACGATGTATGGAATGATATGGCATCCGGAATAGCCGGAATGAGCCGGGCTCTTGACAAGTACGGCATTAATATCCGTGTGGCAAATTTACAACAGGAACTTTATAATCTTGGAATTGACGCTACTGTATCAAGTTTAAGCCAATCGGACAAGGCTATTCTGAGAACTATAACAATCTTGAATAGTTCAAAGTATGCATGGGGTGACCTGGCTAATACGATAAATCAGCCGGCAAACCAATTAAGATTACTGCAATCTAATTTTTCAGCACTTTCAAGAACTATCGGTTCATTATTCATTCCAATTATCTCAAAGATTCTTCCATATATGAACGCCTTTGTTATTGCGATTCAGAGAGCTTTTTCTTGGATTGGAAGACTTTTAGGCATCAAAATGTCCGACTATGTTGCCTCAACAGGAAGTGCCGCAGTTGATATGGGAAGTATTGCAGATAGTACAGAAGATGCAGCTTCCGGGCTTGACAAAACAAATGACAATGCGAAGAAATTACAAAAAACTCTTTCTGTGCTTTCATTTGATGAATTAAATCAATTAAATGATGCAAAAGTTAGCAATTCTTCCGGTTCTTCCGGAAGTGGAGGCGGTGGGAGTGCACACCTTCCAGAATTGGATGCTGCATTAGATAAAGCCCTGTCAGAGTATCAAGCTGCATGGGATAAAGCTTTTGAAGAAATGAATAATAAGGCAAATGATACCGCTGATCAGATTGTAGCTGTATTTAATAAAATTCGTAAAGCAGCTAAACCAACCACAGAATCAATCAAGAAACTGTACAGTGAAGGTCTTAGCAAGCTTGGAAACTTCTCTATTACAGCTCTGAAAGATTTGTGGAATAATTATCTGAAACCAATTGGATTATGGATGTTATCTGATAATTCCGGGCTTCCACGATTCTTTAATATTACGAATGATTTACTAAATAAAATCAATTGGGGTAAACTGAATAGCTCACTTTCCAGTTTCTTTACAATGCTTCAAAAGCCAACAAAATTTGTTTGGACTGGTCTCATGGATTTCTATGAGAAATTCTTAGTGCCGGTAGGTACATGGACAATGAATAGTGCAATTCCGGAACTTGTTGACGCATTAACAAATTTCGGAAACAACATTCAATGGGACGAACTTAATTCGGCATTGAAGAACTTCTGGGATGCACTTGCGCCATTTGCACAAAATGTTGGACAGGGAATTGTTGACTTCTTCAAAGATTTGCTCGATGTTGGAGAAAATTTCATCAATACAACACTTCCTGGAGGCTTGAACTCAATTGCCGATGCAATAAAGAATATCAGCCCGGAAACTGCACAGGCAATTGGAAAGGGACTTGGACAAATTTCCATTGCAATTCTTGGATTCAAAGGATTAACCTTTATTGGTGGAATCATTGGAAAAGACAGCCCATTAGGAAAAGGACTTGCTTTATTGGCAAAACATCCTTATGCGTCAATGGCGCTTGGCATCGGTGGAATCGTACTTGCGCTTGATAATTTCGGAGTTATTGATGTTGACTGGGAGTGGATTTGGAGCAGTATTGACCGTGTAAAAACCTCAATACAGAATTTTATTGATAAGGTTGATTGGAATGCTGTTGGAACTGCTCTTGGAAATTTATGGTCTGCATTCCAACCATTTGCAGAGGGATTTGCGGATGCGTTGATTACCGGGCTTGAAGGAATAATTAATATCGGAGCGGACTTAATTAACGGTATTGCAAATGCTATTAATTGGCTGGCTAAAAAATTAAGTGGAATTGATCCAGAATTTATAAAACAAGTTGGTACTGCATTTGGAACATTGTTTGCAATCAAAATAGCCAAAGATATTTCCACCAAAATCTTTTCCTTTGCAAGCGGAATCGGTTCATTAGTTTCAAAACTTTTAAATTTCCCACTTGATACCGCATCTTCTCTTCCTACTATCATCGGTGATATTGGTGGAGCAGCGGAAACAGCGGGAAATGGCGGGTTTACTACACTTGCAGAAAAGATAAAAAATCTCGGTGATGTTGCACAAACAGCTGGCGGACAATTCCAAGGATTTTGGGGATACGCAACCAATTTGGGTGCGACTGCATTTGTCGTGGAAGGTCTTGGACAGGTAAAAAAAGCTATGGACTTTAAAGATTCCACAGCTGACGCATTCAACGATTTTGAAGTTGTTAGAAAAGCATTGAAAATCATCGAAGACCAAACTGGAATCTCTGGTGATAAACTTATCGGACTTGGCGGTGATTTAAAAAATGTGAAAGATAATGCATTTGATTTTGATGGACAGCTCCAAACCGTAGAAACATCACTTGAAAATCTTGGAATTTCTTCTGATACATTTAAGCAAGCATTAAAACAAGCAATGGAGGAATCCGATACTGCCACAAATTCTCATGTAAGCAATATTAATGAATATATCGGTAAGATGGGGACAGAATTTGATAATGCGAAATCTGCACTGGAAAGACTTTCAGATCAAGCAGTAATCACTCCAACGCAGTTTGATGAATTAAGTACTGTCCTTCAACAGCAAGAATCATCTGGTGCAACAGCTAGAGCCGCATTCCAAGCATTGATGGATAAAATGGCAGAGATGGGAATTGACACAAGAAAAGTTATAAAAGCTTTTTCAGAAGATGTTCCGAAAGCTTCATCAACAATGAGCAAATCAGTTGCAACAGCATCCGAATCCGTATCATCCAAGACAAAAACTGGCTTTGGTCTCGCCAATACTGCCGTAAGCACGGCAATGGCTGGAATGAAAAAAAGCACAGAAAGCACAATGCCTTCCATTTGGTCGAAGATAAAGAATACGAATAATGATGTTGAAACCAACTCTAAAACAAATTGGGGAAATTCCGCAAGTGCTGTATCGACAGCCCTCGGAACCATGGACACCGATACCAAAGATATAATGGGTAAGGTTATGACCACCATTCAAAGTTATTGGTCTTCTGTTCTTATCAATACAAACCAGATTTGGGAAAAGGCTTCTGGCAAGGTTGATACAGAAACCGAAAACATGAAGACTTTTACAGAATCTAACTTATCTGGTATTTCAGATTATATCACCAGTCTGTTCAGAAATGATTTAACATCAATGGGTCGGGAAACTGCACAATCTTTCGCTAATGGTATGAAACAAGTTCGGCTACCAACATTAACATATCGAATCTCTGAATGGAGAAAGCATAACCTAGGAAACGGAAAAACCAGTTCTACACCAGTTTACAAGCCTAATTGGTACGCCAAAGGTGGCCTTTTCAATGGCGCACAGGTAATTGGTATCGGTGAAGCTGGTTCTGAAGCCGTTCTTCCACTGGAAAACCCACGAACAATGAAGAAGATTGCAGACAGCATTGTTTCCAGTTCGGACGGAAGCATGGGACTTACAAAAGAAGAAATGGCAAAAGCAGTAGCCCAGGGAGTTGCAATGGCAATGAGTATGAACAGCGGAAATAAGAATCCGCAGTACATTATGAACAGCATTATCCTGGACGGAAGCGAGATTGCGAAAGCAGTAACAAAAGCCCAGAATGATACTGATAGCCGTTTCAAACCATCCCCGGCATATTGATTTTTGACTGATTGTGTGGTATAATTTTTTTAATGAAGAAGTACACACGGTCTTGATTTTTGAGCCGCTAAGAAGAAATTAATATTTCTCAATTTTGAGGAATTTTTATCTTACTTGGCGGCTCTTTTTATTTTGGGGAGGAAAACAACTTGATAGAAAAATTTAAAAAGATTTATGTTTTTAAGCATGAAGAAAAATACAAAATAGGGACAAGCCATTGCGTTAAAAGAAGACTTGAGCAGGTATCCTGTGGCTTTCCTTTTTCAGAAGTAATTTACGAAAGTAATTATTTGAAAAATCCATATTTTGTAGAAAATCAACTTCATAGAGTGTTTCAGAAATACAGAATTGGTGGAGAGTGGTTTTCTTTTGTTGATTTGAATTTAATTGATGAAACCATACATAAGATAGGCGAATATATTTCTGAAGAAGAAATGTGTTCAATTCAAAAGGAATATGTTCACTCTGTAAAAGAAAATGCTCTAAGGATTGAAAAGAAAATATTTGATTTTATTGGCTTATCAGATGAAAAACATATAGAACCATCAATAGAGAACGAAGAAATAGAAAAATTCACAAAAGCTATAGAAGGGATTGACGAGCCAAATATATACTCCGACTTAATATATCAAATTGTATTAGGTGGAAACACGGAAGGCCTTATAAAAAAATACAAACCAAAGAAATTTACAAGTTTTAGATTTTATTTATCTGATGAGCAAAATCTAAAAATAAAACAATTAACTGAAATTGCTGGTGCATTAATATGCAATGGATGGAATTACGAAGAAATAGAAGGCTTTCTTAATAAAATTGCCGCATGATTTTGAATTTTTAGACAGCCCGCATTTAAAATGAGGTCCGGAAAGGTTCGATTTAAAATGGAACATTTTTCACAGGGAGGAATATCATGTCATATAAAAATTATCTTTTAGTCCAGAAGCACCTCTTCCGCAGCGAATACATTTTTGCAGATACAGAAGAGTATCTGGCAGACCAACTTTTTAAGAATGAGAAAATTCGGGTGAATTTTGGAAAAGAATATGGACATACAGAAGAGAAGTATCTTCTTGTTTCCTGTAAAATCTGGAACAAAGATCAAGTCAAGTTTTTTAAAGCAATGGAAAAGCTGAGAAATAAAATGCCACTGGTCGGGAATACCGACTATGAGGAATTTTGCAAAGACGTATTTAGCTTGTTTGAATAATTAATTTCGGTAAAATAAGGCTTTATCTGAAAATTAAATTGCTCAAATAAGACCTTATTTTACTATTAATGATAGTAAATAAGCATTAAATAGGGAGCAAATAAGGAAAAACAAGTTTTAATTTAAGTTAAAATAATTTTTTATTTTGCATCAAATAAGAAAAAATAAGCGTTAAATAAGAAATAAATAAGAATTTTATTTCGACACAAAAATCTGTAAAAATCAGCATAACAGAGAAAATATGTATTTTTACAAGTTGAATTTTGGTGAAATATAATATAAAAATGACGAATTTAGAGTTCTTATTTTTTTAGACGCACAAAAGACGCATAGTAGACGCACTCAGATTAAGGTTTAGATAAAGGTTTAGATTTAGATATAGATTTAGATATAGATTTAGATATAGATTTAGATATAGATTT